AACTTCCGTATGGTCGCTACCTATCGACCTTAATAAAATTGGGGTAAGGCCTCATGTAAAGGACACGGTGTAAAGAATAGGGTATTCCCTAGACATTGAACGATTAAAGTCAAGATAAAAAAAGGGGTCTAAAAAGACCCCTTTTAAATGAACTACTAAATTCTTATAGAATGTTAGAAACTGCCATTTTTCTGAAGTACTGGTTAGTACCTGCAGAAGCAAGACCGTTTGCAGGTGTAGAACCAACAAATGGATTACTTACCATACCATATCTAGTTTTGAAACCGATTTTTGGTTGGAAAGTGTTCTCACCAACTGCACGAACCATTTGTAATGGAACGTATGGGCAATAGAATAAACCAGCGTCATAAGGATTAGAACCTCTATAACCAACAGTCATATAGTCTGATGATGCATAAGGGTCGATGTATACCTTAACTCTTCCGTTTAATAAACCAGCAAAAGTATTACCAGTGTCATCAACGTTTAAGTTTGTTGAAAGAGCAGGTGTGTAATCTAATACACCAGCCATTGACAATGCAGAAGCAACGTCTGAAGAACAAAGGATAAAGTTTCCTTTTCCTCTTCTTGTTTCTTTAGCGATTGTGTTTGATTCTCTTTCGATTTGGAATAACAATCCTTTGAACTTTTCAACAGACCATCTACCGTTAGCGTCAACGTCTAAGTTAAATGTACCAGCTGAAGCTGTTGCAGCTGCACCTGTTTTAGCTTGGTTGTTAACACCTCTGATTACTTCCCTGTTGATTTCAGCAAGGATTTCTGATGATAGAATGTTTGCAAGTTCTGACTCAGCGTCAAGACCGTGAATTGCTTTAAGGTCTTGTGCAAGTTCTAATGTGTATTCTGCTTTTAATGCTCTTGAAACTGCTGTCACGGTAGCTTTCTCAATTGTGAAACTCATTTCTGCGAAATGATTACCAGCTGCATCACCTAAAGCTTCTGCTTCAGCTGTTGTCATACCTGTTTCTGTTTGAGATGCATATGAACCGTTAAATGGGTCACCTGAATGGTCTGAACCTACAGAAGTAGAAGTTGTCTGAGGGTTTGCAGAATAACCAGTTCTAGCTTCATTAAATAAAGCTTCTGATTCTGCAGTCCTAGCAGCGTCTACATCGTCATGATATCTTGATTTCATGGCGAATATAAGTCCTGTTGGGCCAGTCATAGGTTGAACACCACAAATGTCGTAAGCAACGAGATTTGGCATTGCACGTCTAACGAGACTGATTAAAATCGGGTCCCAGTTAGATATCGCACTTCCAGTAGCATTTAAAGGTGCAGCTTCTTCAAGAGTTGCTCTATCTTCTTTAAGAGCTCTTTCTTGGTTTTCTAGGATTACTGCTGTGACAGCCTTCTTGTAGTTATCCTCGATTTTTGGTAAATCGGAATGTTCTAGAATTGGACTCCACTTTTCCTGTAAGTTTTCTGATAAAAACATTTTTTATTTCCTTTAAATTAACCTAATGGTTTTAGTTTTGATAATGCGTTAGCATATGTTGCGATTTCAGGTGCAAGAATTGGTTCGTCTGATTCCTCAGAGATAACTCCTGTTCCTTCTTCAACAACTGTATCTTCCACTAGTTTTTCACCTTCTACAGGGAAGTATGCATTTTTAACTTCAGAAATCTTCTCAGCGAAGTCTTCTTCTGATTTATAATCCACACCTTCTGCAAGTGAAACTAGTTTTTCTCTCTGTGATTCAGTTAGGTCTTCACCTGCTTGTCTCACAATGTTGCCTCTTTTGAGAGTTTCCAACTCTTCAGTGATGTCAATATTCTTAGTGACTTCACCGTCAAGTTTTTGTTCCATCTCATCGAGACGATTTGCAAGTTCGTCTATGACATTATACTTGTCTTCAGGAACATCAACGTAGTGTTCTACGAATAATGTTTTTAACCCTTCGATAAAGTTTTCAGTCATTTCCGACCTTAAACCTCTTTCTATAGCAAGTTCGTTTTCTTTCGACCACTCTTCTGCACAATATGTTAGATACTTGTCAACTGCTTCCGATAGGTCACCTTTAACTTTCTCTACTGAGGTTTTTAATTCTTCTGAGTACTGAGACTCAAGTTGTTCTTTGATTTCTGCAACTTTAGAAGTCACAGCAGCTTTAAATATAGTTTTTGCTTTTTCAGCATTTTCTTCTGAAAGTTCTAAAGATTCTGAAATTTTAGATAGGTCGTCATCTATTTCGATTTCAACTAATGAAGATTCTAATTCAGCAGTAGTTTCTTCGTCTACTTCAACTTCTGTTTCAGCAACTTCTTCTTCTACTTTATCATCTTTTTTCTTCATTTTCCCATAAACTTCAGCAACTGCTTCTTCGTCCATAGACTTTAAAGACTCAACTACTTTTCTAGCGATTTCTGCTTTTGTCAAACTCTCGTCAACCTCTTTTTCAGAAATTGTTCCCAATACTGATGAGATTTCTTCCTTAGTCATTTCCTTCATGTTGTTGACGATAGCTTTGATTGATTCCATTTTTGAAGATTTTACTTCGTCTTTCTTAGACTCAGCTTCATCCTCTGAAACTTTTTTCAATTTTGGTTGTGCTTCTGCTTTATCTGCGTTTTTTTGTTGTGCATCACCTGAAACAGGTTTTACATTTTCAGCAGACTTAACTGATGCAACAGCTTTGTCAACAGGATTTTCTTCAGGTTTAACGACTTCAACTTTTCCTGACTCTATTGACTCAGCATCAGATGAACCTTGTTTGACTGGTTTTGAATCACCTTTTTCAGCACCATCGTGAGGTTGCTTTACAGCCTTCTCCTCGATAGTTTCTAGGTTATTTTCTAACTCTGCCATTTTTTTCTCCTGTTTAGTTTCTAATTGAACTACTTAATTTATTTATATATTATAGGTTCTCAACGAACTTTTTCCAAAGGTTTAATTTGGTTTCTTCTAGTTGTGAAGACCTTGCAGAACGTAATTCTTTCTGCATTTGTTCTACTTGAATTGCCTTTAATATACCATTCTCCATAACCCATTCAACACCTTCCATGATTCCTTCTACGAAGGCCTCAGGTGCAGACGGGTCTGCAACGATATCACCTGCAGTTGCAAGTTGAAAATCGCCTTTCACATATTGAGCACCACCTTTTTCTTCTAGTGAACCTAGACCTCTTGATGATACTCCTAATTTTGCACCGTCATCAATCAAATTTCTCACAATTTGACCATTTGGTGTACTTAAAATCTTTGCACGTCCCACGTAATTGTTTCCATCTTCTTCTAATGTCGTGATTAAGTGCGAAACTTTGTCTAAATTGATAGTTGGCCCTTCAGGGTGTCCTAACTCTCCGAATGCACGTTTCTTATCAACAAATTCTTTTCTATATCTGTTGACTTCTTTCTGCATTACTTCTTTAGGATACACTCTACCGTTTCTGTTTTTAATTTCAGATTGCATAAAGATACCTTCGATGAAGTATTCTTTTTCACCCTTCTCGTTTTCTTCAACTATTACGGGTTGAACTTCGTAATCGTTAAACTCTGATATTAATTTCATTGATAATTTCCTCTATATTTGTATCCTTTTCAATCAAATCTTTCATTACATAACGGATATTATTAAACTCTTGTTCTGCATCCTTTAAACTCTTAAAGGATTCGTTTAACTTATTACCATCAATATTGATGTTGTACTCACCATTTTTTAAGGTGTATACTACGTTAAATCTTTGTTCTCCTATTTCAATGAACTTTCTTTTTACTTCAAATGAACCTGTAGGAATATCTTTCCTTGATTCATTTAGTTCATTTAAAACAGAAGAGAAACTTTTCATTACTCACCTGTTGGTTCGTTTGGTTCGTTATCGACCCAATCAACCTGCATTTCGACTCTTTTCATGTCTACTACTTCTGCAGCTTTCTGTTTGATACCTTGAGATATACTATCTTTTGCATCATTCAATTGACCTTGTTCTATTTGGTCTACTATTTGTTTTGCTATTTCACTACTCATTTATTAAAATCTCCCAAAATCGTCTTCACTTTCTTCAGCGTCACCCTTTTCATCTTCAATTTGTTTGTCGATTATTTTGATATCTTCTTCAGATTGCATTAGAACATATTTTCTAACCCAGTCTTTTGAGTAATATCTACCAACATACTCTGATACTTGTCCGAGAGTATCTATTCTCTCTCTTAGTATCTCTGCATCCTTCAACTCTGTAAAGTGGTTGTCGGTTGCATAATTAAACTGCATGAATTCTTTGATTTTATCAAATTCTTCTACAGAGACAATTTCTTTAAGAACTAATTGAGTTCTAAGAATGTCTATGAAAACTCTTGCAAACTTCTTCTGAAGTCTGTTTGTGAACTTATTAAACTTAAGTTCATCTCTATTAATTTCGGATGCACGACCCATGTTAAAACCATTGTCTGCTTCCATTCTAGAAGATGGGACATTAAGAGATTGATATAACTTCTTCTTGAAGTATTCGATATCATCTATATCTGCAAGGTTTTGTCCACCAGGCAGGGTAGTAATCTCTGTTCCTCTACCACCTTCTCTTCTAGGCAACCAAAAATCTTCCAACATACTCATATGTTTTCTATCATCTTTGATTTCACCTGTATCTGCATTGTAAACAAGTTTATTTCTATACTTGTTCATAACGTCTGCAAGATACTGTTCTGCTTTTGCTTTTGGAAGGTTTCCTACGTCAATGTAGAATATCCTTCTTTCAGGAGCACGTGAAATCCTATAGATTACAAGTGCATCTTCCATCATTGATAACTGATTTGCAGTCTTCAATGCTTTATGCAGATATCCGATTACAACATTCTTAGTGTAATCTAGTAAACCTGAAGTTGTATATGATACTGCTTCAGGTGCAATTTTAACTGTTGTTCCTTCCGATGCAGAAGATTTATCAAATCCTCTGTCGTTGAACATGTAGAACTCTTCGACCTTTTTAATTCTTTCTATCTTTGTTTTAGGGTCTTTTTCTTTCTCTACGTTTCTAACTTTTTTAATCTTTAATGGGTCGATATTTCTTAAATCAACAATACCTAATTTAGGTCTTTTTGAGTCAACGACCTTATGGAAGTATATCCTTCCATCTACGTACCATTTTCTGAATATTTCGTGAGAGTTCTGATTGAACTTCATCATTGATAAGATTAGATTAAACTCGTCTTGTATCTTGTTTTTGATACTATCAGAGAGTTTAACATCTCTGAGGTCGAGTGTCACAATCTTATCTGAAACATCAGATGTGATACACTCATTAACAATATCTTCAATTGCAGAGTCACACTCTGGCACTAAAGATGTTTCACGGTATCTACGAATGAGTTCTGCCTCATTTTTGATACCACCTTCCATATCAACAAAGGCACCATAGGCACCTCCTGCGATATATCCAGCCTGTTGCTGAATAACGGGAGTACCGTCATCATCAACTGGTGGCACGAATGACTTTGCATTCGGTGCCTCCAAATTTCTTAACTCGTCTTTTTTACGAGTGATTTCAAACCCAAATAATTCCATACTAATATTTATACCACCAATTTGTGGTAGTATTCACAACTAATTACTTAACTCTATCCCAGTGAGAGTATGAGAAAGTCACATCAAATGTTTCTAAAGCAGCAGCTTCGTCACTTGATAATGCGATATTTCCTATTACATTAGGGAATATATTAAAGAACTCATATCTCGCAAGAACAGAATCATCTTTATGCAATTGTTCTACAAATGCACGTGATAGTAGATAATCAGTGTTAAGAGCTGCATCTGTTGTTGTCAATGATGCAATATCTTCCTGCCATGCTTCTAAAGCAGTTCTAGAAGAAAACTCTATGTCGTTTATCACTGTAATAGTCCAGTCATCAAAAGTTCTATCTCCTGCGAGTTTTAAATTTTGACCTCTGAAAGGTACAGAGATAACGTTGACATTAGCAGCAGGAATCTGAGCAGCAGTACATAGAAACTCTATCTTTTCACCACTTCTAGGTATAAAGACTCTGTATCTGTTTGCACGTGGGCCACCACCGATTAATTGTGCTTTAAATTGGTCTATTGTTGCCATTTATATACTCCTGTTATACTGCACTATAAATTTCTTCAAACTCAACTCCTGACCTTGCGGCAACGAAGTTAAGAGTGATAAAGTTAATTGATTTAGCAGGTTTCACAAAGATTGAACATACAAACTCGTTTCTGTCTATGACTGAATCAGTGTTGTTTGTTTCGTCACAAACTACTGAGAAGTCTACTAAACCTCTTCTGTTCTTCACATCTCTTAGGAAAGGTTCTACTGCACTTCTAAATTGAGCACGTGTAAATGCATCATTGAACTCAAATAATTGAGACTTAGCTGCAGTTGCGATTGCTTTCTCTAATACGATGAATAATCTTCTTACATTCACTCTATCGAATGCAGAAGGACTTGTTAATGCAGTTTTATCTCCGAACAATACTGTTCCTTGACCTGCAAACGTCACTATTGGGTTGATTCTTGCACGGTATAAGTCGTCTCTTGAAGACTTCTTAGGGTTAAATGCAAGTTTAGTGATTCCTAAATACTGACCTCTTGTGAAACCAGCAGGTGAGAACCATGCATCACTCAATAAGTCTGACCTCGCCATTATACCTGCAGTGTGTCCATTTCCTGGCACCCAACAATACTTATCGTTAAATCTATCGTATTGATATACCCAACCACTGTCTAATACTGCGTATGATGATGATGATACTGATGTGTAATCTGTTAAAATGTTAGAAACTTGAGTAGATTCTAATGAAACGTTTACTATTGATGATTTTCTAGGTGATGCAACAACCATACAGTCTTTTCTGTTTTCACAAAGTAATATTAACTCGTTTAATATTGTGTTGTGGTCTGCGACTATATCTTGTTCTGTTCCACTACCATTATCAGTTCTTGCAGAACCCATGATGATTAATGAAACGTCTATTGTTTCTGCATCTCCGAAGTGTGTGTTATATGCATCTGTAATTTGACCTGCAGTTCCTATTCTTCCGTTTGCACCACCAGTTAATGATGTTGCTAAAGGTAAGTTAGGTAAACCGAATGCAGTTCCACCTGCTACTGTTGCAAGTGTTCTTGATTCTGTTGCAGATGCGTGAGTAGATGTTGAGTGTCCACTCCAATACACATAGTTTGAACTTCTTTGAATTACGTCTCTGTAGTAGTTTGAACGTCCTTGTTCATCTTTAGCGTCTGATGCAAGTGAAACGAAACCATATGTTTCTAACACTTCACCTGGCACACCTGAGATTGCACCATCTTCGTCAACAACGACTATGTGTGCTTCGTCATTTGATGCATTAACTTTGACTGCGTTTGCAGATGACCCTGGCGCTTTATCGAATAAAGCGTAGTGTTTCCAATATCTATCGATATTTACACCGTCACCAACTACTTGTACTAAACCTGTTTTTGTAGGTGTTCCTATAGTTTCTATAGTAATGTTCGCACCATCAGGTAAAGTTAAAACTTTATACTCCTGACTATGTCCTGCGAATTTAATGATATCTCCAACTTGGAATACTGAAGAATCGTCAACTGGAATTGTAGATGTTCCTACTGCAAGGTCTACTGGGTTTGAATCACCGTCAACACTATTAGTTGCAGTGACAACGTCATTGAAATATGCGTTTGAAGAACCACAAAGTTCCACTCTTAGTGAATTACCTAATTCACCACCATATTTTGATACCCATACACCTACTGTTGCAGCTTGTGAACCATCTCTATAGTCCTCTATATACTGTTCATTATTTTTTAATAATGTTGTAGATGAACCAAGTGCATTAGCGGAATACAATCCTGTTGAATTTAATCTGACCACTCTCAATGAAGAACCATATTTTAAGAAAGATTCTGCAGTATAATAATCTTCTGAACCTGCATCTGTATTTGCAGGATTACCGAATACACTATTCAATCCTTTTGAATCTGAAACTGTTATTACTTCATCAACAGGGCCCCATTGAAATGAACCAGCGAATGCACCTGTTGTCGATGAAACGGCTGGAACAACATTTGTAAGGTCAACCTCTTTGACCTGTACGCCTGGTGATACTTGAAATGCCATACTTTTACTCCTGTTAATGTAAAAAGTTAGTTTTACTTGATATATTTATAACTTTAATAACTCTAACGAATATATTTTAAACAACTGTAAACCACCTATCCCCTGTAGAATCTACAAAAGTTTCTTGTTCTTCTTGTTGTTGAGACCCAAAAACCCCTGCAGGAAGAATATCATCCTCAATCAACTTCTGTTGTTCTGAGTATAATAAGTCTTTTACTTTCTTATCAGTTAGATGGACAAAATAATCAGTAGTGATAAACCATGAAAATAATACACAATTCATAACCAAATCATCATTATAACCCCTATCTGCTTCATATGAGTTCCCTTTTATCACAAAGGTCATCATTTCAGTAATGGTTGCACGGTCTACAATCGTTAGTCTATTTTCTTCCGTAATTTCTTTTAATGTTGAACAACCTACTCTTTTAATTCGTTTGTTCATAGTCACACCAATATCTTCTGCCTTTGTTTGTCCTTGTGTAAAGACATTAGGGTACTCTATATCATAGTGCAACTGTTGTGCGACCATAGCACCTTCTGCATTATTCTCTATTATTACAAGTGCTTCATTATATGGTCTTACATATTTATTAATTATGTCTGCCAACAACATAGGTGAAGTAGTGTTATCTCTATACACCAACACTTGTTCAAAAGGTTGATTTGTGACATCAAAAACTGTAAACGTAGAATAGTCTAGTCCTTTACCTTGTGATACGTCAACAGTACATATGTAAATATGATTATCTACTGGTCTCTTATATAGACTAATACCGTCTTTGACCCAATCGGATTCTATTGCTCTCATACCTAATAGTGTATTACTATTAATAAGTGTAGAACCCGTTCCTAAGAAAGAGTTTCCATACTCTTGTTCAAATTGTGCTTCTGAGGTATTTGCAATGGTCTCTTTCTTCCATTCTTCGTCTCTGCCTGGCACATCATACCAGTTGATTGTGAATGATTTATACTCAGATTGTTCATGTATTGCAGATTCGTATATCTTGTGAAACATATTACCTACACCGTTTGCAGTTGAGGTAATGATTACCTTCGAGTCTTTACCTGACGTGACCACGGGATATGTTGCAGTATAGAATGTCTCTGCATCGTCTACGAATGCGAACTCATCGAGATATAGTAAATTGATTGACATACCACGAATTGAACTTGAAGAAGTTGCGGCTGCAACAACTTTACTATCATTTGCAAACTCAATCGAACCTTTGTTAAGAATCTTAACACCAGGCTGTAAAAAAAATGGTACACTTTCTAACATAGTGACAAGACGTGCAATCATTTCCCTTGCAATTGCACCTTTGTTTGCAAGTATAGCAACAGTCACTTCGGGGTGAAATAGTAGAAACCATAATAGGTATGCACAAGATGTAATTGATTTACCACTCTGACGTGATGCAAGAACAACACTAAAACGAGATTGGTCATAGTGTTTTATTAGTTTATCTTGATAACCACGAAGTTTAAAAGGAACCATACCTTCGTCCAATGATATAATTTGCGTATAGTTTTCAATAAAATGACAGGGGTCATTAGAACACTTCATGTATTCATCTAACTGTTTCTTATCATATTGAACATCTATTCCCGCTCTTTTTATGAGTGGATTACCTAGATATCCTTCGTTTTTATTTAGAGTCATCTTGTTTTGATTTCTTTAGAAACTTTTGCAATTCTGAAGTTGAACCAACATATAAGTGATTGTGTTGTGTTTTTACACTTCCGTTTTCGTCTTCTAACTTCTTTAATTTGGTTTGAACGTCTAATAATTTCTCTGCAGTCTCGCCTACGGTCTTTATTAACTGACCTGCAACTTCGTATGCACGAGGGTTTTCCGTCTCCCTACAAACGTCTAAGATACCGTCAATCGCATCTTGTCCTCTTTCAACAAGACCGTATAAGTTCTCTCTAGTATATTTGTAATCAGTCTGTATATTATCAGATTGAGGGGGTTTTTTGATTACTTGTGTAGTCTTCTCTTTTATTTCAGAGGAGATATCCAAGACATCATTTAATTTTGAATCTATATCTTTTGTCATAATTAACTTGCATCGGTCACCTTATCTTCACTAAATGTTGAAGGTGCGCCGTCATCATAAAAAGTCACGGTTTCTGCAACCACGAATGTATCGCCTGGGTCTACAGAACCTACAAATTTCAATACAGTGTCTTCACTTATAGTCACTGCATTACTTAAAACTACTGCAAGTCTATCACCTGCAATAGAGGAAACAGTTGGGTTTGTTGATAAGTTTGTTCCAAACACCTCGTCTCCTACACTTATCTTACTATTTATTGCAGTATCAAAAGTCACTGAAGTAGAACTAGAAACTACGTTTGCAGTTTCACCAAATGCAGGTTCGTAGTGTTTTACTTCTTTCACTAGACCTGATTCGTCTATCTGACTTGTTGTAAATAATCCAGTTGCACTGTTTATATAATCTCTCTCAATTACATTTTTAATTACACTACCAGTGTAAACAGGGCCGAAGTAATTGAGTTTCATTGTAAATTCTAATGTATATTCAATCACTCTTCTTTCTTCAAAAGTTCCTTCGTATTGGTCTTCCATATTTACACTATTCAATATAATTGGAACGTCTCTATAGTCGGTCATAGAATCAATCATTTTCATAGTGACTGTATATTCGGGTTGGAAGTATGGTAAAATCTGTTCTACAATTTGCAATGCATCAGACATATTCTTTGCAAGAATACTTAAACTAAATGTAATGTTATAAGGTGCAGGTTGATACTGATAAGAACGATTAGTTCCGTCTGATTCTAATGTAGATTTTTGGTGTCTAATTAATTTATTTTGTTGTCTTGTTGCATCATACTCAAATCCTGAAATTTGAAATGCAATTCTAGGTAATGATATTGCAGTTCTATTACCATCAGTTAGATTGGGTTCTTCTGCAAGTCTCTGTAAAAACTTCTGTTTAGGGCCGTATGATATAGGAACTTTTTGTTCAGTTAAAATTGTCCCATCTTCTTTGATTTTCTTTACTGTAATATTATTGAATAGTGTTCCAAAAATGGAGACAGCACGTTTTGTAGTTTCATTATAAAAAAATGTACCAAACATTATGTGACCTCACCGAAAGGATTTGTCTCCGAGAAGTCTAAGTAGTTATCTGCTTTATCTTCAAATTCTTTATTTTGTGAATTACCATCGTTAGACATTGTAAGGATATCTGTAATTGAACCGATTGTATACGATGCACCATCTGTTGCACCAACAAGAGTATCACCGACTTGAAGTGTTGTAGTGTTATCTTTAATTGTAAGTTTTCTGTCATCAGGTGACCATGATACAACCTCTCCAACAACTGCACTGTTAAGAGTAAGGTTTTCATTTGCATAGTAAATTCCACTTCCACCCGAGTTCATTGTCATTTCTATAGTATATGCTTGTTGGTCTTCTACTAGGTCTATGTTTATATTACCAGTATCAAAGTCTTCACCACTGTATTCAAATAATTCACATTGCAGTTTAAATACAAATAATTTACCAACTTGATAGAAAGGATTTTCATGTTCTACAAATTTAACTTCAAACAAAGAACCACTTAATGGAAAGTGTATTAAATCACCTTCGTTTGGTCTTAGAGAAGTTGCAAGGTTTGAATCTAACGAAATAAATCTCTCCCAACTTCTAAGTGATATAATAAAGGTTGCAGTATCCCTTACTTGTACACCGAACTTACTGAATAGGTCTCCTTCTCCTTCAAACCCGTCTGTATTTTCTATATACATTTCAACACTATATGAATCACCAAATTTAGATTGTACGTCTTCACCTAAAATAGAATCTTCCTCTACAATCTCTCTTGGTAGATAAAATGTTTCATGTCCATACATTCTAAGAGACTCAACAACTAAATCCTCATAAAGGTGTTGTTCAGTATTGACTGCATGGTTGAAAAAAACGTTTGTTGGCATATATCTATCCCATTAAATCCATGACTGGCATTTCAAAATTCAGTCTAGATTCTTCTTCTAATCTTATAATCTCTTCTTGTGCTTCTGTTTTAATTTGTTGTGCATCAAGTGTCACACCACCAGGCAGTGCAATACCTTGGAACTTAGAGAGGTTTTCCCCCCATTGATATTTTACTTTAGCAGTTGCATATTTCTTTAACCACATATCGTTGTATACATCTGTAAAATCTGTTGGGTCTATCTTCCTATAACATTCAACTATAATGTATTCTCCTGCACTTAACTTCGCAGTTGTGTAATCTAAATATAATCTATTTTGATGTGCATTATATCTAATAGGAACTTGACCAACCAACATATCATTAATTAGTTTTATGTGTTGTTGAACTTGTGAGTAATACAGAATACTGGTTGAAGTTAAATCCCATAGGTCATTTAATCTTAATTGATATTGTATATCAAACATACTTGAAGTTTGACCTGAATGAAAAGGAAAAACTCTAAGAACACTTATAACATGTTCAGGTAGTGTAATATAACTTTTACTTTCACCATATGATTGTCCTGCAATCGCTTGTGTTCCACTTGTTGAACCTGTAAGGGTATCATTTGTCCCAAAAGATGTAATCTCTTCTGCAGTTAATTGGTGTTTTAAATATGTCTTAATATTACCATTGTAATGATATTCATGAAAGTATTGTAGTGCTTCATCAATTCTATCATCCAATTGGTCGTCATCTACATTAATTTCAAGAACAGGAGCACCAAGAGCCCTCTTAATATACTCTTTTAATGTACTTTTTGAATTTGGTGATGCCATAATATTCCTGTAGTAAATTTGTGTCTACTACTATTTATACTAATTGGGAACCTATTCTTGGAAGTAAGTCTTAGATTGGAGTCTATCTATTTTTTCGTCTATTCTAGTCATAGTAGCCATTATTCTTTCAAAGTCTGCTTCAATTTGGTCTCTTGTGACATATTCTTTAGCGAGTTCTTCTCTAGTTTTGTTTACAAGGATATCAAGTCTCTTTTGTTCAGATAAAATACTACGAACTAGAAATCCTAAAGGTGCTAGAACGAATGTTAATAAGAGATTCCAAAGTAGATGTGTATCGATTACTATTTCCATACTACTATTTAGAATAGTTAATCGGTTATAATGTCTCCATTTGGACGAATGTTATAGACAAATTCATCATCATTATAATTGTTTATATTACCACTATGTCCATCAGGTGAAGTGTACTTCATTTCGATATTGAAGGAAATACTATATCTATCTTTTTGAGTAGGATTTGGTTCAACCATATGCATGAGACCACTTGGAAATAAAATAAGTTTACCACTTCTTGGTTCAAATCCTTTACTTGTTGCAGTTCTAGGTGAGTTTGGAAAATCTGCAACTACTTTTGGATGAGTGTCAATCATTTCTATATGACCTTCATCACCGTCTGCCTTTATATAAAACACACCACTATACCAACAACCATTGTGTAAGTGTGGTTTGTTCCATGCAAGGTGGTCATTAATATTCGCCCATGAATTACCGATATGCATTTGTGCTTTGTGTCGGTCTAATCCATGGAAAGGCCATACTTCGTCATAGAATGTAGTTTGTATTCTATTCATTAATTTTTGAAATGCAGGATTAGACTCACAACCATCATGTGATTGCCATCCAGTATATGCATTTGAAAGTTTTCTACCTTGTGGGTCTTTTCTTCTCATACCATCCATAGTATCTACAAGAAGGTCTAAGTAGTTTTGGTCTATTCCACGGTTTTCATCTAGATTGGAGTCTAGTAAATCTCTTTCAAATACGTAAGTTGGAAATAATAATCTAACGGACATCGAAATCAAACTCCAATTGTGTCTCTTCTGATTCTTCTTTATTGTGAAAAGGACATTCAGGTGGTGGTGAATCTTCCTTATATAGTTTACCTTTCGGTTTCCAATATCCTCTTCTACGATATGCACCAAATTCCTTTACACTATTTTCATCAAATTCTGTTAATTGACTCCACTCTTGCATAGATTTATTAGTTGGAACTGTTCTATCAAACTCTGAAGTTCCAGTTGCACGATTGTCTATCCAAGATTTATGTGTATTTACTATATAGGATGCATTCCATTTTTCTCTTTTATATGGTATAATTTGACAAAGTGGAGTTCCCTTTGGTATTACAAAAGAGTGGTCTACTTTCGGATAAAATATAATTTGTGCATTATCCATACCAACATTAAAAGTGTCGGTATCGATTATACCCTGCCAACATGCAAAGTGATTATTTTGAAATAAAAATGGGTCTAAGTAAAAACAAGAATAACCTTCAGGTGTTTTGATATTCCATGGGTTTCTCATTTTAAATGCATCTTTAATTGGTTTGTCTTCACCCAAATATTCAAATGCATCTAAAGTTTGGGTAATAGGGTGACTTGAGGAGTTATAACCACTATCGTGTGGGTCATAAGTTGCAAAGGTTTTTTTACCTTTATCGTCTCCACCTATACCATTTATTACATGTATATCTCTATTTGATAAAAGTATCCAACCACTCTTTAACCAATCGTCCATTGCAGGACATGAACGTATAGTTTGTTGAACCATACCTCTAGTGAGTTCTCCTGCCTTTGCACGTTTCCACCAATCAGGCTGAATAGAACTTGCAAGGACTGGTTTAAAGTCCCTTAATGTTTCTTTATTATATGTGTGAAACTCTATCGTTGGCATGAAAAAATTCTTCCTCGTCTACTAATCTTACTTCGTCTCCTCGTAAAACTAGAGACCTTCTATCAATATATCTTGCAGATGATGTGGGTGCATCTGCACCATGTGGTATTCTACCATCAAATATAATCAACCTGTTTGGTTTAAATTCTATTTCTGCAATTTGGTGGTTTTCAATATGTTCTTGTCTACCGTCTAAACCTTGTTGCATTTCATTATATAGTCTTAATTTACCACCCCAATTTTTATTCCAAAATTTATTAGTGTAATATAAGAATGATAAATTCCACTCATCTTCATCTTGACAATCTGCGTGAGTTGTTCCTTGTAAACCTTGAGTTTGAGAATTAAGTCCCATATATTGAAATCTTACCCACTTAAATCCAAACTCAGTTTGCAATCTTCTGTTTAGATAATATGGAAATATAGTATGGAGTTTATCCATATCTTTTTCTAATTTCATACCATCTCTGAAATAAGTTGCACCCCAAAAACTATGGTGAGGTAAACCTGTAGGACTTCCACTACTGACTTGATTAGTCTTAGACCATATATTTTCTCTTACAATGTAATCGTCAAAATGATGATGTAGTTCGGTTGCAAGATAATTATCTAAGACATAGACATCTTTAAGAGGTAAGTCTTTTATTTTGAAGGGTTCATCGATATGAACAACTTTTACGTCATCAAACATATACTACCTTTCATGGTCGGGTAGTAATGATGCCTGAGGTAATTGATTTAGATAATCTTGTATTGGTTTTAAATGGTCTTCTCTAGTTGCAAAAATTTCATTTACTAATTGGTCGTAGATTACATATTGTGAATCTGCAAACTCTAGTACTCTTCTTGCATTAGACCTATATGGGTGATTTGAACCTTCTCTACCTGCAAACGTGACTTCAGTTAAATCATCAAATCCATAGTTATCAAGAAAATTTGCAATATTACCTTTTACTTCGTCAACTAAGTCTTGTACATATTGATTGTTTAATGTGACTCCTGCAGGAGGTTCAGAATTTTCAATATAGTTTTCTATAATTTCTTTTTCAGGATTTGTTAATGGTCTTTTGACTTGGTCATCAAAACATTTATCATCATCCCATTTTTCAATTACGATTTCTATATCATCGTATACTAATACATCAAAATCAAAACCTAGTTCAGGTTGGTCTGTATTATCAAACTCGTATTGTAAACCATTAGGTTTTCTAATAATAAGTTTTTGGTCTTCCGTGTAAATTAGTGCGTTCATACTGTTATTATACCTCAATATTGATTAAATTACAAGGGTAATTTATCTTTTACTCTCTTGTAGTATTCTAAATTATTTATGCGACTAGAATCCATCCCATCTATCCAAGGGCCTCCTCTAGTGTAGTGAACTGCAGAGAAATCCCATTTTACTTCAGGGTCATCATATCCTTCAACAAAAATATACTTTTCAGGTATTGGAGATATCTTATCAGTCCATTCAAACTGATGTAATTGAGCACCAGTCCAAGTGTTCACAACTTCAGGTGTAAGTTTTCTACAATCCTCATGACCATTGTTAAAGAACATCATAGAAGACCACAACTTACATGGGTAATCTATATTCACTTCACCATCAAACTTAGTTTCATCGTGTTTCATTTGTGGATACTTAATACATGCAACTGCATCATCTGTATTTAAATAATAGAACATAGGAAGTAGAGATTTGTTAAAGATAAAATCATCATCTATAAACATACTAAATCCTTCGTAGTTCTCTAAATATGGAATTAAAAATCTACTGTATGTAAACCATGTTGATTGATTTGCATATGGTCTTGTATATTCAGGAATTTTTGATACATCTAAAAATTTAATTTCAGGTACAAACTTATTGTAGTCTACAAATCTACCTCCTCCGATAGATTTTTGTATACTATCTAAAATAGATTCTTTACATACTTGTTCTAAACCATTGTGTCTACTATCATATCCGATGTAGATGTTTAGTGGTTTACCTTTAGATAATTTTGTGACTTTCTCACTATGTTCCCAAACATACTTTCTAAAATCTACATTACTGAAATCGACTTGAAACTCTATGGTACCCATTGTCCATATTGCAGACAATCCTTTATACTTTGGTTTTCTTTTACCATTTAATACTTTATCTTTCCAGTATTCTAAACATTCCTTGACACCGATTGGTTCTGCAGGTATAATATCATGTGTATCCCATAATAGTAATTCATGATTAGGGTCTTCCATTTCCTCAAAACAACCTGACCTTACAGAGCCTGGGTGAATCATTAATTGTATTCTATCACCCGAACTTTGTGTAAGACCTTGTATAGGTGCCCATAAACCTTCTTCTTGAATACTCTGTATCAACCAATGTCCTTTTGCACTATGATAATACATAGAGTTCAATGCAATTGGAAAATCTTCTGCATCAAAATCACCCGACTGCAATTCTTCTCCTGCATAGTCTTTTATATCAACCTCTTTATCTGTTAAAGGTTCTGATACTGCAAATTTAGTAGAGGGAGCACCATGTTCGTTGATAGAACCTGATGTATAAATTTCGGGTAAGAATCTATGATATGAGTTTGCTTGGAATCTTAAACCTTGCCATCCTATTAGTTCACCACTTCTTCTTAAAGGTTCTAAATCAGACCACTTACATAACTTAAGGGGAGGCATGTTTTCAAACATGTATTCTAGAACTTTTATAAATTCTGAATCATAATCGATATTTTCTAAATTATCTAATTGACCTAAATGCCACTGGTCTAAGTCTCTTCTTTCCTTATGATTAAGGTCTTTGAATGACTCGGGAAATGTTAAAAATTGTTTAGTTTGCTCTAGAGTTTTGAGTTTGTCCATAATATAAAATATCCTCTTTACACGTATTTAGTGTGTTAAGAAGATATAGGTGTTCCTGGCCATGATTGTTGTAATGCACCATCCCATCTAATCACTGGTGTTCTACCTTGTCTAGCATACGTTGCAGGTTGTCTGTTCTGATATGTAAACGGTGTTTGACCTTGTCTTGCATATGTACCAGGCTGTCTGTTTTGATACGTAAACGGTGTTCTACCTTGTCTTTCATATGTACCAGGCTGTCTGTTCTGATATGTAAACGGTGTTTGACCTTGTCTTTCATATGTACTAGGTTGTCTGTTCTGATATGTAAACGGTGTTTGTGCATTCACTGGATTCTGATATGTTCCAGGCTGTCTATTCTGATAAGTGAATGGTGTTTGTGCATTCACTGGATTCTGATATGTTCCAGGCTGTCTATTCTGATATGTGAAAGGAGTTCTACCTTGTCTTGCATATGTACCAGGCTGTCTGTTTTGATACGTAAACGGTGTTCTACCAGTTCTTTGATATGTACCAGGCTGTCTGTTTTGATACGTAAACGGTGTTCTACCAGTTCTTTGATATGTACTAGGTTGTCTGTTCTGATACGTAAATGGAACACGATAAGATACTGGATTTCTATAAGTAAATGGTGACCTATTATTATATGTAAACGGTATCTGATAGGATACTGGGTTTCTATAAGTGAATGGTGACCTATTCTGATATGTAAAAGGTAATTGGTATCCTACAGGGTTTCTATATGTAAAAGGAGACCTTGCGTTATATGTGAACGGTAATTGGTATCCTACAGGGTTTCTGTATGTAAATGGTGACCTATTATTATATGTAAAAGGTTGTCTCGCATTCGCAATGTAAGGTACACGATATGTAAATGGTACCCTATAAGTGGAAGGTTGTCTTGCGTTGGCAATATATGGTACTCTATAGGTAAAGGGAACCCTATACGTAGAAGGTTGTCTCGCATTTCCTATATTTGGTACTTGATAATTTCCTATTGCCATTTAAATTATTCCTAGGTTATTTCCTTTAAAATTCCTCTTATGTCTCTATATTTGTTTTCTATAGTTCTCTGACCTTCAGGCATTTCATCTATAGGATAATAATATGATTCTCTGATAATATCGTTTGCAATCAAAGCTTCATGAGTTTGTAGTGCTTCTGTTGCAGACTCCATATCGACATCTGAACCCACTGTAAAATTAGTTAAATTTATTTTTAAGTCTAATTCATAATCAACACCATTTACAGTAATCTGATTTAAAGGATTACTTTGAAGGTATTGTATTCCGTTTTCTGTAATTATTTCTACTGACATTTAATTCTTCCTCATTATTAATAAAGTGCTAACGACATTGGTTGATACGAACCTGCAACATAACTTGGGAACGAAGAACTTGGTATAGTCCATGTATAATATTTGGTTCCTGCATATGGGTTTGTACTTGCAGTTCCTGATGAAAGTGGTAATGTCGTTGTTGTGTTTGGTAAACTCAATACAAAATAAGTTGCACTAGGGAAATCTTGAGCAAAATCATACTGACCACTTAAACCAGTTGCCTTATACGTCATTTCTCCAATTGTTAGGGTAGATGTAGATGCACTGCCTGGACTTTGTCTAATAACCCACTCACCAGCACCATATATTGATATAGGTGGTGCAGGACTTTGCGGCCATGTTCCTGCGAATCCTAATGGGCCATATCCATAAGGTGCGGCTGGGTATCCTGTTGAAAACCCATACCTTGCAGTACCAGTATAACTCGAAGGTTCTACATTAGAAGTCACACTATAAGGCCCCCATAGTATTGGGTCGGGATATGGGTAAGTACCAGGCGACCTAAAACTATACGTAAATGGTGATTGTGAGTTTGCAGGATATCTTGCATTCGCAGGATACCTTGCGTTATACGTAAATGGTGATTGTGCATTTGCAGGATACCTTGCATTTGCAGGATACCTTGCGTTATACGTAAATGGATTCTGACCATTTGCAATGTAAGGTTGTTGTGCAGAAACAGGGTTTCTATACCCTCTTGGTGTTCTTGCATTCGCAATATAAGGTTGTTGTGCGTTTACTGGATTTCTATACCCTCTTGGTGTTCTAGCGTTTGCAATGTAAGGTTGTTGTGCAGAAACTGGATTTCTATATCCTGCAGGTTGTCTTGCGTTTGCAATGTAAGGTTGTTGTCCGTTTACTGGATTTCTATATCCTGCAGGTTGTCTTGCGTTTGCAATGTAAGGTGATTGTGCATTCGCAATATATGGATACGGTTGCTGTGCATTTGCAATATATGGTGTTTGACTGTTAGCAATATATGGATACGGTTGTTGTGCATTCGCAATATATGGGGTCTGACTGTTCGCAATGTATGGATATGGTTGCTGAGCATTAGCGATATATGGCGTTTGACTATTTACTGGATTCCTATATGTACTAGGTTGTCTTGCTTGTGCAATATAAGGAGTCTGACTATTTACTGGATTCCTATATGTACTTGGTTGTCTTGCATTCGCAATATATGGTGTTTGTGCATTAGCAATATAAGGGTATGGTTGCTGTGCATTAGCGATATAAGGAGTCTGACTATTCGCAATATAAGGGTACGGTTGTTGAGCGTTTGCGATATAAGGTGTCTGACTATTTGCGATGTAAGGATATGGTTGTTGAGCGTTTGCAATATATGGGGTCTGACTGTTTGCAATATATGGGTATGGTTGTTGAACAGATTGTTGACCCGATGCATTATTCCACCCTGTTGGTGTTTTTACATAAATTTGGTCAACTGCTTTCCATGTTGTAGAACCAGTTTTTACCCACCCACCTTGAGTTGAACTCCAACCCGAAGGTGTTTTTACTTTTTGTGACCCTGTCGCCATATTCTAAATTACCTTAAAAATTTAAGTTATACTCTATTAAGAGTAAAGTACCCATAAATCACCAACTGCACCATCACCTGCACCAGGCGATGAAGTTGATTGATATATGTTTCTCACATATCCACCTGAGTTCGATGCATTACTTGTTGTAATAGTTCCAAGTGTTGCGTTTGAACCACTCTCATATTTAGTGTTTAATGCAGTCTGTAATCCATCCACATTTGCAATTGTATGATTATGTGAATCATCTGCAACTGCTGCTGTGATTGTAATATTTGATGTACCATTAAATGATGCAGAACCTGAAAGGTCTCCACCCAAACTAATTGTTCTTGCAGTCGTCAACTGAGCAGCACTTGAAGCAGTACTTGCATTACCAGTTAATGAACCTTCAAAAGACGATGCTTTTACATTATATGCACCGAATGTCCATTCGTCTTCTGATTCGTCCCATGTTAATGAAACGTTAGATGATGTTCCTCTTTCTACTTCTATACCTGCATCCTCTGAAGGAGTACCAGTCACATCGTTATTAAGAACAACAATGTTATCAGAAACGTTAAGTGTTGCAGTGTTTACAGTTGTTGTAGTACCGTTTACAGTCAAGTCACCTGAAAGTGTAAGGTCTCCAAAAGATACATTATCTGATGTACCAACTGACTGACCAATACTTACCTGACCTGAACTAATAGAAACACCAGTACCTGCACTAAAATGGGCACGTGTCTCTGATGCACTAGGGCCTGTATATGTGATTACACCAGTACCTGAATTATACGCAAGTGAACCATCTCCACCTGCATCCGTGACTGAAACTTTTCCTCTTACTTGTGCATCTGTAATACCTGAGTATGTGATTACACCAGTTGTAGAGTTATATGAAAGTGTACCGTCTCCTGCAGAATCAGTGACTGAGATAGCACCTCTTGCATCTGAATCTGTATATGTTGTGACTGAGAATGCACCTGTTGAACTGTTGTATGATAAATCACCACCTGCAGAGAATAAACCTCTTATATCTGAATCAGATAAACCTGCAAGTGTAAGTGTTCCAGCTGCATCGTCATATGTTGATGTAATGTTTGTTCCACCGATAACTAAACCGTTTACGATATCTTCGATTTCTTCTTCTGTTTTACCTGAAGAGTTAATTGTAAGTGTTCCGTTTGCATCGTCATATGAAGTTGTGATATTTGTACCTGCAGTAATTAATGCATTTACTCTATCGTCAACTCTTTCGTTTGTAAAATATTGATTAGTTGAACCCTCTCCAACGTCATCTGTATCTAAAACTACTGCACCACCTAGTGATACAGAATTAGAGTTTACAGAGATTGAACTGTTAGAAAGTTTTGCATTTGAAATAGAACCCGCTAACATAGCGTCTGTAATACCTAATGCTTTTACTTGTAGTGTGTCTGAACTTGTTTCGATTGAACTATCGTCAACATTTACTGCAAGTGATACTGCACCTGAAGTTCCACCACCTGATAAACCATCTCCTGCAGTGACACTTTCGATATCACCTGCATCATTAGTGAATGAGATTACACCAGTTGAGGAGTTATAGGACAAGTCTCCACTTACTGATATTGCACTTCTTGCTCTTGCAGTTGTATGAAATAAATTTGTTGAACCTTCAGTGATATCATCTGAGTCACCTGAAAGTTCTGATAATGCATCTTTACTTGCAACTTGTGAATCTACATATGCTTTTACAGATTGTTGTGTTGGAATCTGTGTAGCAGAGTTCGAAGACATATCGTCTTCGTCTAATACTGCAGTTCCACTTACACCAGTATTTAAAACTGCACTTGTAAGTGTTTTGTTTGTTAATGTTTGTGAACCTGTTAATGTTGCAACAACTGAAGTATCTACTTCAATATCATCTGCATTTACAGTGATACCTGTACCAGCACCAATATTAAGTGTTGCATCTCCTGAAGTTGCAGTACCTGTTAAACCATCACCTGCATTAACACCAGTGATATCACCGACATTACCTGTAATTGTTAATTGGTTGTTTGCATCGTCATATGATAATGAGATACCTGAACCTGCTTGTAAGAGGTTCGCAACTCTATCGTCTACACTTTCGTCAAGTGCAGAAGCAGATATTGAACCCTGAAATACACCTGCAGAAGTAATGACCTCTGTTCCACCAATGGAAAGTCCATTCTTAATATTAAAATTCTTTTCTCCTGCCATTATAATGTTCCTCCATCAATCTGAACATTATTCAGAGTTTTAGATGATGATGCATCTGCAAGATGCGTGTCGACTTTTGAAGTCGCAAAATATTGATTAGTTGAACCTTCTGAAATATCATCAGTATCAATCTGCGATAATGCAGAAGCGACAATTTTACCTGATGAGTTAATTACTTCGGTGGTTCCTACACTGATTCCATACTCTACTACAAATTTGTTTTGTGTTGCCATTTTTTCGTGTGTCCTATACTGAAAAAGTAATTTATACACTACTATTTAGAAGATAGTGTTCTTCAAAATAGTGTTTTTACTCTAAACTTTTAATAAATTTCTACTTATTTTAAATACAGTTGAAGATGCAGATGCAGGAGTGACTCTCAATCTTACATTTCCTGAGTTTGTGTCAACTGAGAGACTAAAGAGTGACGAATTTGTGTACACATCACCAAATTGTGAGAAGTATGCATTCGTTGAATTATGTATTAACATCACCTCACATGCATGATAATTACTTCCTTGTGATGCTTGAATCTGATATTTACCACTTCTATAACTTAAAAGTGGGAATGTATCTAAATCTACTTCAGTCGTTGCAGTTGTTGTTAATGTTTGGTCTGCATCCATTCTTAAATTACTTAAAGATAATGGGCCGACTGCAGTCAACTGACCTGTTGCTTCTATATCACCAGCTTTAAAGTCTGCATATGCATAACCTGTTCCACTGATATTTACCGTATTGTCTGGCTCGACTTCTAAACCGTCAAATAGTTTCCATGTGGAATCTGATGCATCTCTGAATAATCCTGTATATTCACTTGCACCACCATCTGATAAACCGTCATCATAATTTCCATAAAAACCTATATCTAATAAGTCACTTGAAGTGTTTCCACTTGCAAGTTCCATCATAGAATCAGTGACGGAAACAGTTGTTGAATCAATTGTTAAACTAGTTCCTTGGACAATTAAGTCCCCAGTCACCGTTAGATTACCATCTACGGTACTCGAAGATAAGGATTGAAACCCTAAATCTGTAAAAAACTTAGTTTTAGTTGCCATATAACTATTTATACAAATAAAAAAGGGGAGACCGAAGTCTCCCCTTAGTGATTACTTAAAATCGTTTAAGCGTCTACTGTTGTTCTATCGAACTTGATTACTGTAGATGATGATGAAGCAGGGGTTGCTAATAATCTTAGATTACTCCCACTTATGTCTGCATCAAATGTTGCAAGACTTTTTGATTTTAAAGTACCGTACTGAGTTAACGTGACTGCAGAACCGTCATGAACAACAACAATTTCTGTAGAGTGGAAATCACTTCCCTCTGACATTGCAACAACATATCTTGCAGCTCTAAAATCTGCTTTCGCAAATGTATCGAGTGCAAATTCTGTAGTTGAAGTTTTTGTTGCATCACCTGATGTTCTGTCCTTCGATTTGACTTTCTTTGAAGTCGTAATTTCATCGTTGTCTACATCGAATTGTATTCCACGAATCAACTCAGCGATTTTAAATGCATTAGTTTTCGCCATGTTTTACTCCTTAAGAAAGTCTAATTTGGAAGGTTTTAAATGTTGTATTTGTATTCGCAGGTGTAGTTAACAATCTCATGTTTCCACTATCTATATCACTTGAAAGTGAGAATAGAGATGAATCTGAGAATGCATCACCGTATTGAACGAAATACGCATTTGAACCGTCATTGATTAATAGTACTTCGGCCGCATGTGTTCCAGCAGTTGCATGAGATGCCATTATGACATACTTAATTGCTTTATTACCTGTTGGATTTGAACTTAAGACTTGGTCGGATGTAGTTGCAGTTAATTCACTTGTTGTGAAAAAACCTTGAACTAAATTCGATATCGAAGTCTGAGCGACCACCTCTAAAACGTCTCCCGACACTGCATTTGCTTGTAATGTGATTGAACTGGTGGAAGTTCTTGCATAGTCGTCTCCGACCACAAGTTTAACACCGTTCAAGTAAACCTGTTCTAAACCAAGTGTGTATGATAAGGATGCTCCGTTATCGTCACTACCTGAGAATAGAGTTTGGTTTCCAGTCACACTGTAAGTAAATGTTGTGACACCAGTTGATGGAGCATCGGTGAAACTTATTGTTCCACTACCATCAGTTGATAACAACTGACCGCTTGTTCCATCACTAGTTGGGAAAGTAATTGCATCATTAATTGTAAGAGAAGAAGGGTTAGACCCTACTTCTACTACGGCAGCAGACCCATCATTCTTCTCAGTATAAAACCTACCGTGGTAAGTATTGACCGCTAATTCTCCTAGTGCAAGGTCACCCGTGCCTGGAGCAGCGTTCTGAGTAGAACTTCTTTTAAATTGGATTACTGTTGCCATTTTACTCTCCTATTGAATTGGTTGATTGAACTATTTTAATTAAAATGTTCCACCATCAATAGCTGTGACTGATACAGCACCTGATGTGACTGTAAAGTTTGAAGAGTCAAATGAAGCAATACCTTTGTTTGATGTTGTTGCATCTTCACCAGCGATTGTCACTGTACCTGAAGAGTATGAAGCGTCCATACCTTCACCAGCTGCGACAATAACAGCACCTAAGTTAGCATCTGTACCAACTTCAACTGCGACTGTAATAGCACCATCAGCGTTTGTGATGTCTATTGCTTCACCAGCAGTTAGAGTTGCAAGTTCCATGTCTCCATTAGAACCATTACCGACTAATAACTCACCAGCAGCAGGAGCAGCACCGTCTACAGAAGTGATTGAACCACTTAATGCAAGACCAGTTGCTTCTAATCCACCGAATACAGCACTCATTGCAGTACCAGTAAATGTTGATGAACTATCTGTTGCTGAACTTAATGCAACGAACTTACCTGATGAATCATCTAAACCAAAGAAACCAACTTTAGCAGAACCATCGTTATACTTAAATTTAATACCTCTGTCTAAGTTGTCATCTGAAGCATCATCACCGATTTCAAATACTGGGTCTGCAACTGAAGTAGTTGTAGAGTTTACAGTAGTTGTAGTACCGTTTACAGTTAAGTTTCCTGAAACTGTTAAGTTTCCTGAAGCAGAAATGTTTGTTGATGTAATATCGTCTGATGTAAGTGTACCGTCAACGTCAACGTTGTTAAATGTCACATTGTCGGATGTTCCAACTGACTGACCAATTGCGAAAGTCACAGCTTGGTTAGCTGCAGAAGTTGTCACACCTGTTCCACCAGTGAAAGTGATTGATTGTGAGTCTAAGTCGACTGCACCTGTTCCACTATCACCTGCGATATCTAAATCTTGAGCAGTGACTTGTGAATCAACATATGCTTTTACAGATTGTTGTGAAGGAACTTTAACTGCAGAATCAGAAGTCATATCGTCTTCGTCAACTAAGAAGTCAATTTTTCCTATTGTCACATTACTATCTGCAATCATAGCTGTTTCAACAGCACTGTTTGCGATTGTGACTGCACCACTTGATGCCATAGTCACGTCACCACTTAATGATACGTTATCAAATGAATCACTTCCATCATGAACAAGTAATTGTCCTGCTGTTGGAGATGAAATATCTGAGTCTGTTGCACCTGCAAGTGTTGATGTTGTTGATAAGAAAGATAGGTTTCCTGAACCATCTGTTCCTAATACTTGGTTTGCACTACCATCACCTGATGGTAATACGAAGGTCACGTCTGAAGCAAGTGTATCGGGAGCTTTAAGAGCAACGGAGTTTGAACCGTTGTCTGAATCTTCCATTAACTTTAATGAACCACCTGAAGTTGAACCATTACCGACTTTAAAGTCAGCAGGTGTTGCAGAAGAACCATCTACGATATCCGTGTAATATTTACCACCGACTTCGTGTATAGCAGCTGCACCTAAAGAGTCAACTGATTCTATATAAAGTTTTGCACTAGCACCATCATTCGACCTATCTTGTACATACGCTAATTCGCCTTCGCTCAAGTCTGAGACTGTTGGCGCACTCGCTCCTGTACTTCTTTTGATTTGAATTACTGTTGCCATTTTTATTTCCTATAAAAATTAATTAATTAATGTTTATGACCCTACACTATTCGGGTCGTTGATACATAATAAAAAAATTCTATCCTCTCACTATGAGGGTCGATACCTTCACTGGTCGGTATCCTTGATATCCTAATTATTTATAAAACTAGAATGTTCCACCATCTATAGAAGTGGTGGTTGTCCATTTGTCTGTTTCTGCATCATAAGATAATAATCCATCGTCTGTTTCAGATGCATTTACGTCTGCAAGTTCGTTGATAGATTTTGCAGATAAGTTTACACTTGATGAAGTGTTTCCAATTGCAACCTGTTTTGCACGAATATTAGTTGCACCTGCAATTCTAGCACCTACTGAACCTGTTGCTCTGTTTAATGTTCCTTTAATGTTTGACATAATTCTTTACCTCGTCACACCAGGCGTCACTATAGCTTGTCCTTCTATTACTCTACTAGTGCTTCCACCTGAACTAGTTATATTCAAATCATATACATATCTTCCACCTGATAGACCTGAAGTTTGTGTATCAGTAAGTGATAATGTCACTTGACCATTTACCTCTGAAATAGAAGTTGCAAATGTTTCAGATACAGTTGAAGAACTATAAGTTTTTCTAATTTGTGCTGATGCAGTATAACCTGATAGGTTTAAAACGTCACCAGCAGAATCAGTCACATCTACTGTAATACTGTAATCTGTTCCTTGGTCTATGTATAAATTTGCAATAATCGCCATAATACTATTTATACGGGATTAACCCTTATTAAATTGTGCAGTTGGTACTGATTGGTGAATTTTCTCTAACGTACCACTATCATTTACATAAATTTCTTCCACTTTCTCTACTGTTCCATTATTATTTCTAAACACACCTTTTACCTTTGCAATCGGGCCAACTGTTCTAGTTGTTGTGTATGGTTGTTGATACACATAGTTTTGTTGGAAACTATAAGGTGATTGATAAGGATTCTGATATATACTTGGTTGTCTCGCATTCGCAATATAAGGATTTTGATACGTAAACGGATGTTGATATAAACTTGGTGTCCTATTCTGATACGTTTGAGGAGTCCTTAAAGGTGTTGCAAAAGAATATGATGCTTGTCTCTGATAGGTAAAAGGAGTTCGACCTTGTCTTGAATACGTACTAGGTTGTTGTGCAATAAACGGATACGGTTGTTGTAAATTTGCAATATATGGATATGGTTGTTGTGCATTCGCAATGTATGGATACGGTGCTTGTGCAATGTATGGATACGGTTGTTGTGCATCAGCAATATACGGATACGGTTGTTGTGCCTGTGCAATAGGTGTAGTTGCAGGTCTCCTTGCAATATAAGGATACGGTACTTGTCCTTGATTTATAAACGGATATGGTTGTCTCGCTTGTGCAATATACGGATAACTTGCTTGTGCAGATGCAATGGGTCTTGTTGCAGGGTTTTGTTTATTTGCTTGATACGAAACTTGTGCAATCGCAGGTTGTCTTGCAGGTTGTTGGAAAGTTGCAATATATGGTTGTTGCGTTGTTGCAGGGTATTGAACATTAATAGGCTGTCTTCTTATTTCTTGAGTATTGATTGGTTGTTGTGAAGGTTGCCTAAACCCATACGGCACTTGGTAAGTGTATATGTAAGGTTGTTGTGTTTGTCCTATTGCCATATCTTATCCTAATAAAGTGTTAACGACATTGGTTGATACGAACCTGCAACATAACTTGGGAACGAAGAACTTGGTATAGTCCATGTATAATATTTGGTTCCTGCATATGGGTTTGTACTTGCAGTACCACTCGCTAAAGGTAAAGTTGTTGTTGTGTTGTTAGGTAAACTCAATACAAAATAAGTTGCACTAGGGAAATCTTGAGCAAAATCATACTGACCACTTAAACCAGTTGCCTTATACGTAAGTTCTCCAATTGTTAAAGTCGAGGTAGCGGAGGAGCCTGGACTTTGTCTAATAACCCACTCACCAGCACCATATATTGATATAGGTGGTGCAGGAGATTGTGGCCATGTTCCTGCGAATCCTAATGGGCCATATCCATAAGGTGCGCCTGGGTATCCTGTACTAAATCCGTATCTTGCAGTACCAGTATAACTTGAAGGTTCTACATTAGAAGTCACACTATAAGGCCCCCATAGTATTGGGTCGGGATACGTATATGGTGTAGGTTGTCTTCCAACTATAGATGCAGGCTGTTGTGCAATCACTGGGTGTTGATAACTTGTTTGTGCAATTACAGGGTGTCTATAGGTTGTTTGTGCAATCGATGGGTGTCTATAACTTACACTTACCTGATGAGTATATTCTGCAGGATGTCTATATGATGCTTGATAATCAGTACTTACCTGATGAGTGTATATTGTAGGGTGTTGGTAAGACTGTTGAAAACTATAAGGTTCACGTCCTTGTCTTGCATATGTAAAAGGTTGTTGACCTGTATCGTTAAAGTTGTAAGGTTGTGTTCCTTGTGTTGCATATGGTTGTTGAAAACTTTGTTGAAAACTATAAGGTGAACGTCCTTGGTGTGCATATGTAAAGGGTGTTCTACCTTGTGCAATGTAAGGAGTTTGACCTTGTCTTGCGTATGTGAAAGGTGTTCTTCCAGTTGCATTATAGATTACTGGACTTCTTCCAGTCACCTGAATTGTAGTTTGTGCATTTGCAATGTATGGGTATGCTTGTTGTGCAGATGCAATATAAGGATAGTTTGCAGTCGCTTGAACTATAGATGGTATTTGTCTATTTGCAATATAAGGTGTTTGTGCAGAACTAGGTTGTCTTGCATTTGCAGGTTGTCTCGCTTGATAAGTAAAAGGAGTTTGTGCGTTTGCAGGTTGCCTTGCAATATATTGTGCAATTACAGGTGAACGACCTTGTGCAAGTCCCTGTCCTTGGTAAGGTTGTTGGAACGAAGTTCCTATATTTACATAAATTTCATCAGACATATCATATCACAAACCATAAGTGTCCAGTCGATGTACTACCTACTTGAGTAGGTGCAGTACTTGTTGTCTCGTAATCTAACTGAACGGTATTACTGGAAACTGTTAATCCATCACCAGTATTTAGGTCGATTGTGATTGTCCCATCTAATGGGTCGTCATTTCCACCATCTGCATTGTCCACGTATGTTTTTACAAGACCCTTATTTGATGCAACACTTAAAATTGCATTCATTCTATCGTCTGAGAAATACTTATTGTTTGAACCCTCTGAAACGTTATCTGTTGTATTACTTGGGTTAACAGGTTCCCAATATCCTGCACTATCGTCCCATGCAAGTATTTGACCTGCTTGGGGAGATGTGGTATAATTTACATCACTTAAATCATCTAAAGTATTGTTTGCAAGGTTGTCTTCTGTTGCAGATAATCTTAATTCATCACCAACTTTACTTACTGTAATATTAGTGTGGTTAGAGTGATTTAATATAGTGTCTGTTCTTGTTGATACCCTTGCATCAGTATAATACAAACTAGACCCTTCTGTCAAGTCTCCCGTATCTTTAGTTGCAAGTCTTGTATCAAAATCTGAGTTTGCACGTGTAGAGGTATAATACAAATTAGACCCTTCAGTCAAGTCTCCAGTATCATGGTTGGATATATCTGAAACTGTTCCAGTGACATCACCAGTTAAGTCTCCGATAAAATTTGTATTTGCAGTAATTGTAGTACCAGTAATTGCGGCTGCAGTTGTACCTCCGATTGTTGTACCATCGATATTACCACCGTTAATGTCCACTGTAGTCAACGTAGAGGTTCCTGATGCGTTTATGTCAACTGCATATAGGTCTGACCACCTGTTTCCACTAGAACCTAATGCACGGGTGTTATTTGCATCTGATATTATATCAGAATCTACTGAACCAGTCAAGGTAATCGTATCTGAACTTGCGTTTCCTAAATCTATATTACCGTTTAAAGTAGTATTTCCAGTGACTGTTAAATTTTGTGTAGTCGATAAACTTCCTGTAAATGTACCTGAAGTTGCAGATATACTTGAAGAGAATGTACCAGTTGTTCCTGCAACATCTCCTGAAGAAGTAAGTGAACCAACCCCAACATTACCACTGAATGAACCAGTAGTTGCACTTGTGATTGCACCACTATTAATAGACATAGTTCCGTCTGTAAGTGTTGGTGCAGTAAGTGTTTTACTACTTGCAAGTGTGACATTGTCTTGGTGATATACATCTCCATCAAACTCAATCTTTGCACTTGTAGATAATGTTGTAGTTGCATTTATAGACGATTCGTTGAATATTATTCCACTATCGTTGTTGTTGTAGATTACGTTTTCTGCAGTTTGGTTAAAGAAACCTGTTGCTTGACCTGAGTCTGCAACTCCTAAATATGAACCAGTGTATGAATATACAGTAATCTTATCACCTGTAGTTGCACCACTTGTAAGTGTAATCTGACTATAGGTATTTCCACTTAATACACCAAATCCACCGATTGAATAATCGTCATCCTTTATTTGGTGGTCTCTTTCTACATAAACTTGAAGTCTATCTTTTTTAAACTCTAATGTATTTCCAAAACTATCTGCACCTGAGAACACTTGTTGACCTGAAGTTGCAATAAACACAAATTCTTGGAAGAAGAATGATTTATCTTCAATACTATTGACTGCATCTACAAGTGTATTTGTGCTTGTAGTTCTTAAACCACCTACATCACCAACATCTGTAGAAACCTCGTTAAAGGTTGTTCTAAAGTCTTCTAAAGTACTGAATTGGTCTACTAGTTTAGCCATTTATCTTTTCCACTAATTGATTAAGAATATTTTTGATATCATTCATATCGTTCTTAATATTATTTATTTCCTCTACCTGTTTTTTATAGTTTTCTTTTCTAAGTTTATATAATGACCATGCATTTGTGTCTGTTGATACTATTGCAGAGGACTCTGAATCTCTTACTAAAGATGTATGTCCTTCTACTTTAATATACTCAGTCATTACGCAAGTCCTAAACACCTCAATGCAGATACCATAGGAACTACTGAAGTGTTTGTTCCTTTACCTACAATTTTAACTGCGAATGCACTAAACTCAGGTAAGTCATCTACAGTCCATTCGTATTCTTTAAAGTTTCTTGCATCTGCTTCTACTGTTGTATCAGGATTTCCATCTGAGTTAAAGTATTCCCAATTTAAATCATCAAAAGGTGTAGACTCATCATTTTTCAGAACTTTATATAACACTTCAATTTCTGTTGTTGGTGGTCTGAATACATCTGCAATCACTTTAAGTGTTGATGCAGGAGTCTTTAAGTTTACCTTTCTAGTACAGTAGATGAAGGTATTATTATCTCCATCAGGTTCTGTTGATGCAGTATAAACTGTACCACTTTGAACATCTGATGCACTATCTATTTTATTAATTCTGTTTGATATACCAATCGCACCTATTGTACCAATGTCAATTACAGGTGAAACGTTTCCGTTTAGAGATTGTAATTGAAGTGTACATGTGAACGATTTCTCTGAAGACATTTCATTAGTTTCGTTTAATGGTGATGCAACTACACTTGGTGAATCAAAGAATACGTTATCATTTAGTGTGATAAATTTACTTGTATTATTTTTATTGTATGCAGTTCCACTACTATATCCTTCAGGTGAGTTCATAGGTGTTGTTAATACACTTGCACTGATTCTAGTCATGTTATAATTTAGACTTGGTATCAATGTATGTAATGTATCAAAGTAATAGTTTCTTGTTGATGTTGCATTTTCTCCACCACCAACTGTTGAATCGTTAGATGCATATGTTGTTTTTACATCAAAACTTGAAATATCAGGAAGCACTGTAAATGAATCCATTTCAATATTTCCAATTGCAGTAAATGTTTGATTGATTGCAGATACTGGAACACCACCTAGTGTATCACCAACTGCATCTACACCTACTGTAAGGTCTGCAGTTCCACCATCAAAGTTAACAGCACTCAATGTATCTGTTGTTGCGTATCCAGTGCCTGGGTCTGTAATATATGAAGTAGTGATTACATTACTTGCAACTGTAAATTCTGCAGTTGCACCAGTACCACTTCCTCCAGTTAAGGATACATTATATGTACCATCTGAAGGTGTTCCACTTACTGAAGGTGTTGCAATATTTAATACACCATTTTCTTTATCACCAGTAATACCTGCAATGGTCACATTTGAATTTGTTGTGTACATACCATGCATATAGTTGTAAACTTTCACATACTGTTGACCACTAATTGTTTCAACAGGACTTGTTTGTAAAGTAGAAACTGGTAATGCTTTGTTCTCAAATTTCAATACTGGTGTTTTAGAAACATCAAAGGATGCATTTCTCATATGGAATTTAAGGTCATCCTCTTGTGTTGCAGTCCATGTTGATGCGTTTTGTGATACAAACAATGAACCTGCGTATGGTTGTCCTGAAATTGTCTGACTTGTTTTAAGGTCTTTCTCACCCATTCTTGAAATGAATGCAGTGTATTCGTTTGAGTTTGAGTACACAACGAATGCATATTCAAAATCTTGTTCTAAGTAAACTGGGGAATCAAATGTAAATGTAGTTGCACTTGAACCATCTGTAGAAGTATTTACATCTGCAGGATTCTTTGTGACTGTTGAGAAAGGCATTACAGTCTGGCCTGGATAACCGTTTATCATATTTCTTATTTCGACTGAAACTGGTAATGTTGTGTCTTTCGTCTCAAAGAATAAATCTATAGATGTGACAAATATACCACCTGATTTTTCAACTAAGAATGATTGTGCAAGTGGGTCACCCCAACCTCTTTCTAATCGGAAGTCACGGAAGTTTCTATCAGGCACTTCTAATATTCTTCTTGTTGCAGGAATAACTACTGGTTCTGCAACAAAAGGTGGCGGTTCAGGTAATGGTGGTATTATAGGTTCAACAATCTGTTCAATCCATGGTGGTGGGTCGGGAATTACAACTGGGTCTTGAATTATATCAACAATTGGTGGTAATTCAGGTGTTGGTACTTCAGGTGCATCTGCATCAAATACTTGTGCATTAATCCTTTCTCCTTGTCTAGTGATTTGTCTAGTACTATTATTTCTTTCTAATATCACCCTACCATTTCTTGTAGATGTAATCTCTGTTTGGTTAGATTGTAATAAACCTTGTGCTTGATACATTCCACTTGCTTGTGAGCCTGGGTTTTGTAAGTCGTAATAACTAGAAGTTAATCTTAATTCTCTTTGACCTGTTGGGAATCTTTGTTTACTATCATTTGGTAATTCAAAGTATGCACGTAATCTACCATTACCATCTGCTTTACAATTTGAGGAAACAGTTGTTCCTCCATCTTGTGAGTAAGTTGCACTAAACGGTCTTATGTATTGGTCAACTCTGATACCATCAAAGAAGAAATAATGGTTTGCATTTGGTTTTAAATTAGTTGCATCAACTTCAATAGTTCTCGCTCTCATGAAAGGTACTATTGAAATACTTACAACTCTATCGTTTCTTGTTTCTACAAAGTCTTCAACAACACTTGTTGTCACACCTGTTCTTGTTTGTGTTTCTACAGTCTCGGTTATTTCTCTTGTGACTTGTAAACCTGCAACCCATTCACCACCTTGTGTTGGGTCTCCACTCCATGAACCGTTAGAAGTTGCTTGAACTTCTGTTGATACAACATTAGGTTCTCCTACCCATGTTGTCTGCCATGAGTTCCATACAGTACCCAAAGAGTTTTGATTTTCTGCAAGAACAGCGTCAAAGTTTCCTTCTCTGTTTATTCTGACTTCAGGTAATTGTTCTGTATCGTTCCATATATCAGTTTCAGGTGTAAGTTTTACTGTACCAAAGAAGTTGAATACGTGATATGGGTTTACGTTAATTGTTCTCGATGCTTTATCTTGATTTACGTATGTGACTTGGTTGTATGGTAATGTAATTAAATCACCAGTTTTTTGATAATTAGAAGACAATGATTGATTAAATTCGATATCAAAAAATTGTGAATAGGATTTAGGTCTCATTGCACCAAGTTTAGTATCAATACTTATTTCATAGTCGGGGTGATTTACGTCACCAACTCTATGACCTCTAAAATTGTCTACTAAGAAACCTGATTTAAATCTATCAAAACCGTCTGCATCTAAAATCTGTTTTGTTTGTGTATCTCTTTCTAATAAAGATAATGCAGTAATTCTTTCCAAGTTTGTGACACGGTTATTAATTTTACCAATGTCTTTCATAGTGAATCTTCTATGGTCTTGTGTTCTAACTCTTATATTTTTTAGATTCTTTGTATACGCAGGAATCTGAAGTTCAAATAATTCTATTGCATCATCTATCGCTTTTGGTTTTGTAGGTGATAATGCAGGAATACCTGCAGAAGTTTGGAATGAACCTGACTTATGTAAGAATACTTTATCGATTCTTCCAACATAAAAAGAAATATCACCAACAACACTTGAACCAGTCACTGGTGTATCGTTTGCACTTGCACCAGTAGATGTGATACCAACTCTAGAAGAACTAAAGTCTCTACCTGTATCATATCCAAACGGTGCATAAACAGCACCCTCTGTACCATCTGATAGGTTTACTGGGTTAGTTGGGTCTTGTGTATTTGTTGTACCGAATGTTGAAGTACCTATAATTTGTCCTGCAACTGGTCTAAAGTCAATTGCATCTGAAAGTTCAAATGTTCCATCGGGTTCTAGACCACCTAAGTCAACTCTACTTGGAGAGTATACAGGAATATCTTGATATGGAATCGAAGTATATGATTCAACATCAAAGAAGTCTCCACTATCTGAAGTGAAGTAATCGAATACAATTAATATTTTTCCTGAAGGAACTGGTTCTCCAACCTTTCTTGTAATTTTTGCAAGGTCATAAAAACCATCTCTTTGTCCGTTGTCAAAGAAGAATCTAGACTTGATATCGGGTGAACCTTGTGATACACTAGTAATTGTTGCAACTGCCTTTGAAGTTTGTCCAACAACACTTTCACCTTCTGTAAAACTTCCTGATACTATTCTATAGTATGAAGTTGCAAGTGAACCATTATATGTAATTAAAACTGCACGTGCATCTGATGTTTGACCAACAATTGTTTCGTAAATTTGGAATGTTCCACTATCGACTGAAAAATATGATGAAGGTGGTAGAGGTGTTGTTCCTCCTACTCCTTCATATATTGCATGAATTTTATGAACGTCTGCAACACCTAGTGTAATTTCTTTATCATCATATGCAGTTCCATAGAAACCACCAGCACTTCTTGCACTTTCAACACCAAGTAATCTTGATTGTCTTAGTGTCTTATTTCTAGAATTAGGATTTGTTCTATTTACTGTAAATGTGACTTTAAGTTTTGCACCATCATTATTTGCAATACTCTTAGTAAGTGTTTGTCCTGTTCCACCATCTGATGTAGGGTCACCTGTAAAATCTTCTATGTTTAATAGGTCACCTAAATCGTATGCACTTGAGTCTGAAGATTCATCAACAACTGCAATTGTAAAGTTATCTGTATTAATTGCACCGAATGTTGCATTTGAACCAGTAGTGATTGTAAATGAACCACCTGATACGTCAACTACTTGTTGTCTTCTTACTTGGATAGAATCACATGAGTGTGTTTTTACCCAGTCTCTTGGCCATGCGAATATAGATGCAGTTTGGTCTTGGTCATAAATCTTTGCACGTTTTCTTGTGACATTACCATTATATGAAGCACCTGCATTTCCTGTAAGTGTAAGTGTAGTATCATCAGTGACACTTGAAACTATTAATTCTTCATTAGAGTTTGCAGGGTTTACAATTATATCACCTTCTTTTAACTCTGTTGTAAACGATGTTGCAAAACCAGTGACACTAGATGAACTGTTCGTAAATGTGACTGTTCCCAATAAAGTTTTTGAACCATCTACTACAACATTTGCAGTAAATATTGTGGAACCTGCATCTGCAGGGTCTTGTGATACACCTCTTGCACGGTCAATGTTGTAGTTTCTTACTGCAGTGACTGTTGTTGTTCCACTAGTTGTACCATTAGTTGTAATTGCATCACCAACTACGAATGTACCTACTACGTCATGAACATATAACTGACCACTTGCAGTATATGAAACAATACCAGTTGCACCTGAAGTACCACCAACAACTTGGTCTCCTTCTGTAAATGTTCCACTAAGTGTACCACTTAGTTTTGTTAACATCTTGATGTCAAACAGATATAAGTTCCATGTGGAACTTGCATCATATTCTTGTGAAGATGCAGAACCACTTTGTAAATCTATATTTCTTAATCTTGCAAAACCAATCTTTCCACTTGTTGGTTCTGTTCCGTCACTTGAAATTGTTGAATCCCATAGTGTGACTTCTTTGAAAGGTGTAATACTTGCATCACCAGTTTCATTACCAAACTCGGGTAATGAGTGTACGTTTGTAATTCTTAATTTGTTTCCTATTCTAACTGGTGTGTTTGTGTTGTCTAATGATACTGTTGACCTTGCCTTACTGATAGATATTGGTGTTGTTCCAATCTTATCTATCTCGTATCCTTTTACATATGCTTTACCAGGCGATATTTGCATGACAAACTTATCTACATTTCCACCGTTTGTTGCAGTGTAGTATCCTCTGTTTGTAGTATCGTCTAAGTGTTCTCTTAAACTATGTGTAAATTGTCTTACAACAAAATCACCGTTTGCATCGAATGTTCTCCTTGCAAGTGTGTTTTCTATTTCATTGTATATCGGTCTTGTAATTTTTAATTCGATAATACCCTGATTTACTCTGACAAGTTCTATGAAATCTGTATCGTTTGTAGTGTCAAGTGTAAATTTAGATAATGTAAAATCTAATTTAAGTCTATCTGCACCTGCAGCGTTTTCGTTTGTAGTACCTGAAGAGTTGTCTAGTAAAGATGTATCATCTGCAGAAGATAAAAGACTTTCTGTAATGTTAAGACCTACTCTATAAGTTGGTTTACCTGAATACTTTTCTAAAATTAATGTTTGTGCATCAACCTTACAAAAGAATCCTCTTGCAAACACTACACCTTCTGATATACTTGCAATAGAAGAACGACCAATTGGACTATCTGTTTTTGGTTTTACTGTAAATTCATTTGCATTTGCAGAGTTTACAGTCACTGTACCATCTTCACCTAGTGTACATTCTTGTAATTCTTCACCTGAATAGAATACTATTGAGTTAAACTCATCTGTACCTTGTGAGTGGAATTTTACAAATAAAGTGATAGGGTCATCTGATGTTTCTGCACTTGACTCAAAAACTTTACCTACAACACCTGAAGACTTACCTCTTAAGAATTTACCATGAAAAGAAGTTCGGTAATCTTCAACACTTGCATCACCACCTGAATTAGGGTTTGCAGAATCTACCTTTACATAGAATATATCTAAATCTACATCTGACTCTGCACCAGTGACTAAAGAACCTTCTTCAAACATATGTGAACCAAATCTTTCGATTTGATTCTGTAGTATAGTTTGAGATTGAGTTAATTCTCTAGACTGTAAAGGACGACCTGCTCTAAAAAGAACTTTTTGGAACTTCTTATCTTCGGAGAAGTCATCGTAATATGGTGCTATATTTAAATCAGTTTTTTCTGGCATATTCCTTAACCTGTTGTGGGGACACTAAGTCCCCATAAATTACATTTCAATAATTAATTTGATGTCTTCTATTTGGTCTGCAGCTCTAGTCACAGCACCTCTGTTTTCAATGTAGAGGATATTACCTGTAAATCTTTCAACTTCAGGGAATGCAGAATCCAATGAATCTGCATTACCAATTACTGCACCATTCTTATAAACAGTATCATCTTGTGCAAAGTTTACATATCCACCTTCACTATTTGCGATTGGTTGGTGTGATACAACTGAACCGTTGATAGATACTATTCTTGATACTGCAACTCCACTACCGTCTGAAGATGCATTTAGAATGATATCGTCTACTGATAAACCTGATACACTTGATAAAGTCATTTTATAGTATGCACCAAGTGTAGTTGCAGTTGCAACTGTTGTTGTTCCTGCAGTGAAAGGGTCTTGTAATAGACCGATTCTTCTGAAATCGTTATCTGTTGGGAAGTCACCTGAACCTTCGTTGAACTCAAATCTTGAGTTTACGATGATATAGTTTCCACCTAGTTCTTCAACTGGGTCTGCACCATGTCCGTTCATAGGTGAAATGATTGGTGTTAATACTGCACTTGAACCACTTCCAATTCCTGATATACTTGCAACGTCAATAGATGCACGGTTATAACCTGAACCATATGCACTTGTAGTCACTGCAACAGAAGTAATTGCACCACCAGCACCAACAGTCACTGAACAAGTTGCACTTGAACCGTCACCATCGATAGGTACTGCAGTATATGTTCCAGGCGTATAACCTGAACCACCGTTATCTACTCTTACGTGGTAGATTGCACCTGCAGTTGCAGAGTTTTCTACATCCCACAATGAAGATGAATCGTTATCTGCACTTGAACCTAACTGACCGTTAGTTCCAGTACCTGCAACAGCAGTTTTTGCACCCAATGTTTTAACTGGGATAAAGTCTGAGGTGACGTATTTAATAGTATCTGCAGCTGATACAGTGTACATGTATTTCCAAATATATCCTTGAGCAGCACCAGTGTCTGAGGTATACACTAGGTCTGTTGCACTTGTTCCTGTTGGTTTAACAGTTGAAGCAACTGTTGCACCTGAAGAATTTCTTCCAGTTCTGATACATTTATAAACATTATAGTCGTCTGTTAAGACAAAAAACTTTGAATCAAAAAGATTGTTTGCAGAAGTGCCTGGACTTGTATTTGATGAACTATAATCATGTGCATATTCGTCATATGTAGTTCCTGTTGTCCAGTCATATCTTGTTAATGCATGAGAAACGTCTGCAGTAGACACTTTCTTCATAGAAAGCATGTCTGAAAATGCATCCATTTCCTCACTTGTTCCGTTTACAGGAACAGGTGGAGACGTATCATCCGTCCAAGGATGTGAACGTCCTATAAAAATATATGTTGATGAAGCGGATTCACCAAAGTCCTCTTTAAATTGTTTCGCATTGTGTGTTCGAAACTTTTCCGTTATAATTGCTGCCATTTTAAGTATCTCCTCAGATATTTATATACTATTTATAACATTATGCAGACTTTACGTATGCACTATATGTAATATTTGTTCTTTTTAACTCTCTTTTTTCAAATTCAGGAATGAATAGGTTAGGATAGTAATCATTTAAGTCACTGACTCGTAAACCTTCGGGTTCGGATTCCTCACTTAAGATATTTCCATAACCATCTTCCATTAAAATATCGTCCTCATCAGTCTCGTCTTTGAGATAATATGATATTTTATAGGTTCTTTGACCTGTAATTGTATTTAGGGATTTGAAATTTGTTCCAAAAGATGCAAAAGTTGTTGGAGGAACAGAAGAATCAGAAGATTGTTCGTCAATCATTGCACTATTATCTTCAAATACAATTCTATTCCCATCTTCAAACAATGTATACTTGTCATTTAAGTCGGGATTTCTCTCTGATACAAAGTATTGCACTTCTTCTGTAGTTGTTGCAGTCTCTAATCTTATCAAAGTCTCTCCGTCTTCAGATATTATTCTATCTCCTACTTCACCTTTTACTTCTGCATGTACTCTTTCTTCAAATCTCATGATACATGCTTCTTCTTCAAGTTCTATTCGACTTCCGTCTTCCATAATTAGAATTTCTTCAGTTGGTTGATACAAATCTTGTATCTTTCCTTGGTCTGCTGCCACAAACTTTCTATTTTGGTAGTCTAATGTAATCTGATTATCCATTAAATTAATTGAACCTACAGAACGAATAACACCTCTTACATTGTCCGTCCTTACTGAAGGAATTGATTTGTTGACAATTTTCAGAATGTTCATGTGTCGGTTTCTCATTTTTGAGTCACCGTATTCTGTATCGGGTTCTGTAATTGAACCACCAGTTCTAGGGTCTGTATTATATGTTGGTTGACCCGCTTCATCCAATGTTAATAGACCAATACCACCTTCAGGCCCCGTTGCAGTCATATCTGCATGGAGTAAGTATGTTCTTAATGAGTTTGCGAATGCATTCGATACAGAAAGAACAGGTTCCATTACCATAATAATTGTTGGTTGGAATTTTGAAGTTCTTGTTTGACCACTAATTGAATTTTCTAGTGCAACCTCACCAAAGAATATGTGTCCTGCAGGGTGCAATAAGTCCTTGACAACTGACCTATATTTGTTTATACTTTCACCAACTTTAATTACGTATGAGTGTGTTTGGTAATATCTACTATCTTGTAAATTAGATGCAGCTGCGTTTACGTGTCCTTTGTCGGTCACAAATTGTTCTTGTATAATACCTTCACCACCAAACTTACCTCTTGCGTTATAAGGATTAGACCTTAATATAGTAAACTGGTCGGTGTTTTGGTAAGTGACAACTTCGTCTATTAAGAAGTGTCCATCTAAATTTGTATATTTTAATATGTGTCTATCTGCATCATAGTCAACTACTTCTGCAGTTGTTCCTGATGCTTGACCTGTAATTACAACACCTTTGTTTAATGTATTTGTTGGTGTGGTAATTAACATAGGGAATACAGAAGAGTTTGATACAACTGAATCTGAAGTGTAGTCCCTACCTTGTTCTATAATGTTAATTGATTTTACACCACCTATCTCGTCTGAGAAACAGAATATTTTACCACCTGTTCCACTCGATACACTTACTTGTGTGTTTGCACGTGCAGTAAGAGATGTACCACCATTAATTGTTTCACCGTTTTGGAATGCACCTGTATCGGTTGATAGTCTTTTAACAACTAGTCTTTTCTTGTCTTTTTCTATACGTACAATAGTTGCAGTTGCATTTGATATACCACCAGTCACAACTTCATCTTCTACGAAACCAGTAAGGTCATTAAAATAGATATATCCGCCTGGGAATGCAGTTGGTACTGATTGATAACCTGCACCACCACTTAATATCTTTATACTTCTAATATTACCAACGGTAGTCTCTAAGTTTATCTCTTCTCCACTTTCATATAACAACTGATTAAACTCAGTATACATGTCAACTCTCTGACCAGCAGTAAGTGGAGTTGAAAATGTGACTCTATCGTTTTTATGTGAATAGTCGTGTGTAGTGTAAGAAGTATTTGGTGTTTGTAATACGTCATCAACAAATACTTTAAGTGTGTTATCATTAAATATAATTAGATTGCCATTATCATCTCTAACACCTGGCCCACCTACTAAAGTTTGACCTGCAGTTGCAGTGACTTCATAGTGTCCAAATGTAGAACCACCTTCGAGTAATACTTCATCTCCTACTGAACCGATTACGGCTTCTGCACCACCACCTTGTGTACCTGCATTTTCAAATACAATTAGGTCTCCACCTTCATAGTCTTGACCACCTTCTTCAATGTAGATATGTGTAATACCACCCTTAGATAAACCGTCAACTCTTGCTTGACATTCTGATGCATCCGTGTTATTCTTACTACCTGAGAATAGAATCTTATCGTTAAAAGAGTATAATGAACCTAGTGAAGATTCTTCTAACAATAAACCACCATCAAAAGTAGATTCTGTATTTGATTGAGTTCCATCATAGGTACCATCATATACTGCTGGTTGACCTGATTCTAAAAGAATGTCTCCACTATCATCATGCGATATATAAGTTGATGATGATTCGTCTGATACATTATTCACCACACCTATAACGGTTCCTGTATATTCTGTTAAACCATCACGGTCTATAAATGTGACCGTAGAACCTTGTGTAAATTCACCTATGTGATTGTCTGTAATCTCGATTGAATACTTTCTATCTTCAACAGAATCTACGAATACATTTTCTATTACTGATTCTGCTTCTACTATTTTGGTTCCACTTGTATATTGTATTATTCTATCTGTTGCTTGTGGAGGTGCAGAGTTCACTTGAACTCTCATTCTTCTTACTTGACTATAATCAGATTCGTTAAGATAGATTGTTTCGTTATCGGGATATCTAATTGTTGCATCTTGACCGTACAACAATCTCATTAAGAACTGAACAGACTCTGCAGTTCCTTTTGTTTGATATAAATCTTTAATGTGTTTTATTGTTAACCTACGGTCAACAGTAGAACCTATGTCTAATGATGGTATAAAATCATTTTGGAAGTATTGTAAAAATTCTTCTGAGGTTCTATCGATATCAGAGTAGTCTAATAGTTTATTACTTGCAAGAACAGAGTTCTGTTTAAAGTTTCCGACTACACCTGATTGTTTTGATTCTCTACCAGTAATAGTTTCACCTTTTAAGAAACCATTCCCTGATATAGTATCGACATAAATTTTATCACCAACTACAATGTCTATTCTTGCAACTGATTTAGATTTACTACCAACAACAAATTCACCCTTTGTAAAAGGTGATGCATTCAGTGTTGGATTTAAAACTGATTGTTCTGTAATAATTTTAGATGATTCTGCATTTGGAGAGAAGTCTGTCTCGGTTTCCAATAGTAGGTCACCGAGACCGTCTTCCAAACTTAAATTATCAAGAACTGATTGTGAAGATAATGTAATTATCTCCGACTCTAAGTATTCAAAATATGACTTAATGAATGCCTCAAGTGCAGGACTCTCCTCTCTTACAAATTCAGGTAAGAGATTTGGAAGTCTTGAACTTAGACTATCAGTTGCATATTCCTTCATCTTCTATCTTACTGTACTGTTGCACCGAAAACAGAAATTGGGTACCAGTTTGAACCGTCCCAAATACAAATCACAGCTTCACCTTGTGCATCTAGTACAATCTCAGTACCTGAAGTTGAAGAATAACCCCAACTTGTCACTTCGATATTTGCACTGTATGAACTTGCAGGTTCAGTTTTTGCATAAATGATTTTAATTTGACCAACATCTGTTCCGTCATCCAATGTAAATGAAACTGACCCAGTCCATGCAGAACCGTCAATCGCAGAAACGAATGATGATGCAAGGTTTGATGCAGTTGCAGTTAATGTAGTAATATCGTTTACTGCTAAATGAGTAGGGATATTTTCAAACAACTGACCAATGGTCATTTTTTTATTTACTGGTGTACCGCCAGGATTGTCAACGATATGCAATAAATCATCAGCACCGATTTCTGAATCTGATACTGCTGTTAAAGCACTAATTTTTTTATCTGCCATTTTTTTCTCCTATAAAATCCAAATAAATGGGAAACTACTCGGGGGACTCCCGACCACTTTCTTCATAACGATTAATAACTACTGGAGGAGGTTGATGTATAACCAACTCCAGCACTCGATTCACCACTTGCGATGGTGTCTATTTCACCTTTCACCGTAATAGATTGTTGGTCGATATCAACTAGATTACCTCTAGTTGCAACCACATCCAAACTATTAGGGATAACGGTAAAGTCAATCGTACTATCTACATTCACCACTGAGGTGAAGAAGATAGAGTTGATTGATATTTTTCCAGTTGCATAATCTACAGTACCTGCAGAATTATCCTGATAGATTCTTGTTGACCCTGAAAGGTAATATCTTCTTAGATTTCCTTCACCGTCATCATCGAAATACTGAGTATTTACTGAATCTCCTGAAACTTTGAAACCAGTGGTGACTATAATACCACCACCCATTTTATTATGACCTACGTGAGGGTTGAAGAGTCCGTTTCCAAACTCAACAGTCACACCTCTTGCAGTGTCTGTAAAAACTTTTTGTGATTTTTTCAATCTTATGTTTGTTGTGTTAGATAAGATTGCATCGTTTGATTCATCTATAGTCTTAATTAGATTTGAATGTCTAAAGATAGAATCAAAATTACTTAAATTCTGATTATCAAAAGTATTAATTGCATTAATTACAACTGTTTCTAATTCACCTTGTGATAAAGTTGTTGCGTTTGCATTGTATTTAAATGTTGAAGATATAAGTATCTTAATAATTTCGGGGTCGACAATAGTTGGTCTTACTGTTAACATGTTCAATGCATTTAGTTTTCTGACCACTTCTTTCTTTTCTGTATCGGATAAGTAATCAGAGTTTTTAGGTTTAAGTGCAACAAAGATTTTACCATACTCAGGTGGGTTGTTATCTTCACCACCCCACACTGCAACTGCATCTGCATTTGGATAATATTCTGATACTTTTGCTTTATAGTCGTTGAGTGTCACAAGTCTGTTTTGTGAAGTATAGAATTTGTTTGCTTTAAATTTGATAGACTCTATCGATTCTTTTTCTGCACCACCTTGTGCAATTGAGGTTGCAACTGTTTGAACATTTGAAAAACCATTAATTGCATTAATCATTGCAAAGGTTCTAGCACCATTTGCATGAGTTGGGTCTACTACGATATATGTGACTGTAATAATATCACCGTCTAATAATTGTTGACCTAATACACCATCACCAAAATAGATTTCTCTAAACCCGTCTTCGTTCTCTTGTTCATAAAACACTTTAGATGTTGTTGTGATATTAGATATGTTAGTGGACAATGCATAAGTTGAAGTCACCCCATTTGAATTTACAGAGACTTGTATTCTAGATTTGTCTACTCTTTTGTTAGTGAGTACAAACTTCGGATTAGGAAGTTGTGTATCATAAACAAAAGTATCTGATGCATAAGTACCTTGTACTAATTGTACGTTGTTATAAATGTATGTGTCTCCACTTTGTGTTGGTTTGATTGTTGTTGGAACTATGAAATCGTATGTAGTCCCATCAAAAGTAGATTGAAATAGTGAACCTCTGTTTAATGACATTTCAACTGTTGTTGGATAAGTGTCATCAGGATTTTTTACACCACTAAGTGTAATATCTACAATTGCAGTTGCACCTGTTTCTGATTGAGGAACAAACCCTAAATCTTTTGCACGGGAAACAACGTTCTTTCTAATTTGTGCAGAGTCTAAGAATAACTCTGAAGCTGCAATGTTTGTGTTCACTGCACCTATGTGTGATGCATATGCAAGTAAGTCTACCAATATGGACATAGAAGAACCATCAAAGTCATAGTCCTTAAATTGGTCTTGTCCTTTTAGATAATTTCTAAGATTTAAAGAAATATCCTCAAAATCTAAATCTGTAATATTTAATTGTGAACTTTTAACTGCCATTATCGTGTCCTTGTAAGTACATATTCTAATTCTTCTGTTTCTAAACTGTTTATAACTTTAAAACTTATCTGCATACTCAGTTCATTACGATTCACTTCGTTTAATACTACCTTTACATTTCTTACTCTAGGTTCGTGAATTTCTATCTGACGTGCAATATCATTTGCAACACGTCCTTTTCCGAATACAGATGTATCCAATTCAAACAATTTATTTCTTAAATTTACACCAAAATTGGGTTTAAATGGTCTCTCGTATGAATTAGTAGAGACTATATTTCTTACTGACCTTTTTACTGCATCTACATCAGTCTTTCTTGTAATATCACCCGTGATTGGATGTGGTGTAAATGAAAGATTCAAATCTGAATAGATATTTTCAGAGGAAACTGTTTTTCCGTTGTTTACATATTCGGTCATAATACTATTTATACAGTTGTAAGAACTGTAATTACCTAATTACTGAAATTAATGCACCTTGTTCAGGAGTGTTTCTAAATCTTACCTGTCCGTCCATAAAAAATACTTGTCCAAACCCTGCAAAGACTGTTTGTCTGACTCCGTCTTTAAATACATACACATCTCCACTACCACTTGGGAGATTGAATCTATCTGTATTACCGTCTGCAGTGTAAACTGCAAGTCCGTCATCGTTTCCTTCGTCTGTTGCACTGATATAATTTGACTGACCACCCTCTCTAAGTGTTGCAGAGTCTATTTCCTGTAATCTATTTGATATATCGTTATTGGGTAATACACTTTCAACAGTCATGACACCTGCAATTGTTGGTATCGCAGGAATAGAAGGAGGGAATCCTAATAGTTTTAAGAAATCGCAAAATGTAAAGAACAACCATTTGAATATACTACCTAAACCAATTGCACTAAAGAACTTCTTCACAATCTTTACCCAATCAAAGAGTAATTTCTTCTGCCAGTTTTGCATGAAGTCTTCAAATGCAAGTTTGATTTCTGCAATTTTTTGTTCTAACATTTCAACAGTAGTATCAATTTTACCACCAATGATTGAAACTATATTAAATCCAAATACTGATATCTTATCTAATGCTTCACCAATTTTTTCACTAATTTTTTCGTACTCTTCTATTAGTTTTTCTCTTGCAAGTTGTGTGAGACTTGTATCTTTTAATTTTTCTAAGATTTCACGTCTCTTTTCCATAAAACCCTGTATTGCATTGTTGATAAGTGTTGCAATATCAGGCATAGTTAATAAACCCACAAGACTTGGTAAACCCAATAAGTCCCATATCTCGTCAAAAATATCAATCAGTTTTCCAAACACTGCATGAAGTGTATTGTTTAGATACTTAGATATTTCTGTTTTGATATATGACCAAGTTAATTTTGCTTTCCACTCATTACATAATATACCAAACTCTTCATTCCAACCTTTAATTTTATTTGGAACAAGATTAAAAAAGTAATCAATCCTTTCTGCAATTTGAGCTCTTATTTCTGATTGATATGTTGGGTCAAAGATTCTAATAATGTTAATTGCAAGACCACCAAACTTAAATATCAAATCTATTGGAACTAATTTCATTATGAGTTCTGCAATCTTTGTTGGTATGTAAGTGTGAAACTCTTTTATGATTTCATCGAATGCATCTGCGGCTTCTTTTTGCCATTCTCGTATTTTTCCTGCACTCCAATAAGGACTGAGAAGTTTTTGAACTTTGTCTATAAAGTCTTCGACCTTTTCTATGACTGCATTTATTTCATCAATTACATCTTGTGCAAGTTCTTTTCCATGTTGCACTAGATACACTCTAAGTTTACTTGGAATTTGTGCAATCTTATTAAATGCATTTACCAATTCTTCTTTTGTTGGTAAAGAAAAGATAGTATCAGGTGGACACCCGAATGCAGTTGGAGTTTGTACTGTAAATCCTGCCATTATGAATTAAGTTTTATTACATTACCATATAATTTGATATTGGGTGCAGTAAATGTCATATCTTCTATAGATGTGACATTTGTTTTACCAGTCACATCCATTGTTGCATCTCCACCAACATCTATTTTTGCATCTCCAAGTATTTTTACATTGACCTTTCCACCAATGTAAACTTCATCATCTTTGCACACTATAGTATATCTATCGTTTACAATTCTACTTACTTGAGAACCATCAGGATGAATTTCTGTAAATGTTCCTGACCTATGTTCAACTGCAATTCTTTCTGCATCTCTAGTATCATCAATTTCTATTACGTGACCTGATTCAGATTCTAAAACTTTGTTGTATGGATAAACTGGTTTTGCGTTTGACTTGATACCGTTTGCACTACTAGTGTCTCTCGAAGTGTAATCCTCTTCACCTCTTGCATACTTTGATATATCTGATTCATCAACATAGAGAGGATAATGGGGTAAGTCTTTTTCAGTAAGTGTTGGGTTTGTGATAGTAGAACCTTTACCGTCATATTTTATTTCTACTTTTTCAGGTTTAATAGGTGCAGTGTCTAAACCATGTTCCAATCCAAAAGGTCTTTTACCACCTGACTCGTCTGAGTTTTTACCATCGGGTGTTGAATTATATGCACCTGAAGATAATCGTCTAGGGTCATTAAAACCATCATCAGGCTTTCTATCTTTCAATTCATCTTTTTCATCCTCTAAATATCCCTTTGCAGGAATACCTGCAACTGACCCTAAGACAATAAAGTCTTGCATATCAGTTTCATCTCTAAAGAAACCTACGACTGTAGACCCCTCAACTAAACCGTGTTGTGTTCCAAATCCTGAAAGTCCTGCAGAGGTTGTAGGAAGAATCACTTGAGACCATGGAAGGTCGGGTGTTGCAATTAGTGATTTATTTTCTGTATGTAAACCATGAATACGAACTCTTACTCTTCCTATTTCAAGAGGGTCATTTCTATCTTCAACTATTCCGTAATAATGTATCATGTTTGTCCTGCTATTGTTATTTCTTTCACTAATTCGGTAGTGTCAATATCTCCCTTAATTACTCTACTTTCTTTTGAACATTCTAGATTTGTAGTCCCTGATTTTGTAATTGCATTTATATGTGTTGCAAGAGACATAATTAAATAAGTTGAATCTTCAACTAGTTTTGACTTTGATTCACCAACAGACACTTGTCCTAATGGTAATGCAAATTGTATTTTTTGTCCTACCTGAATTTCTGTTTGTAAAGGAACTATTACTTCTATAAGATTTTGTTGTAATACACCCATTAATGAATGTCTTTCTAAACGACTGTTATCTTTATTTTTAACACCTTCGATTGATTCGTTATCTGTTAATTTCTTAGAATTACTAAATGCGTGAGTTGTTGTGTAATCATTTAAAATAGTTGTATTAAATTTTCTCTTTGTAAAAGGTTTTTCTCCATAACGACCTGTATCTTCATCTGAAGAAACAAGAGGTTTAATTACAGAACCCTTAGTTTCTGAGTCTGCAGTACTTTCACTCACTTCATTTCTTCTATTTGCAGTATCTTTAATATCATAAACATTTATCTCTTCTATCTTTCTTATAGGGTCGTAGACTTTTAACATAGAAGAATACGTACCAGTGGAGACACCATGTAATGTGTCAAACTCTTGTGGTTTTGTAATTTGTAAAATTGTACGATTTTTTTCTTCTTCAGATAAATTAGTGTTATTAATTTTTGGTGTGTGACTGAACACATGTGGATATGTTTCTCTTATCATAGTATTGATAGATTTAAAATGATACCCTCCATCTAAAGTTTGATATAAAAACATAGAATTTTTATAACTATCTTTATTTACAGGACTTGCATTATTTACTATCCAATCAAGTGTTTTATTGATAGACCAATTTGGAACTATAAACTGATTTTTATCACCTTCAGTTTCCTCTATGTTTTGTACTTCTTCAGATATTTCTAAATCTGTAAATAGAGATTCAATCATATCTTTATGTGAACCTCTAAGAGTTTTACTTATTCTTTCTTCTTTACTTCTAAATGCATTTGAATCGCAGAAGTGTATATTATATAGCTGTAGTATTTCGTCTGCCTTTACTATTTCTGAAATTTTATAAATTCTAAACTTTCTATCTATTACTTCTGAATTATAAGGTAATTTGTATCTTACTTTAATAATTTCTTGACCAATTAAAGAAAGGTTCTTAATTAAATTTCTTCCGTCAATCACTGATATATATCCAGTAGTATATTTACTGTATATACTTTCATACAAAGATAGACTATTTGCAAGAGGTAAAATATCTATTTTATCTTCTTCTTGATTTTGATACTGTATCGAAATCTCTTCTAAAACGACTTTACCATATTCTTGATGGTTTACTGTTTCCATATTAAATTGACATTAATTTTTCAAATTCTGTAATGACTCTTGATATTGAACTTGGTTTTATAATTTTTATTTTTCGTTTTTCTTCGTTTAGGTCAAACTCTCTTTGCCACAACGATACACTTGAATATCCACTAGTTGGTACATTAGTTTTCATACCCTCTGAGTTTTCATAATGTGATATAACGTCTCTAGGTTCTATAACACTTACGATTTGAGAAGATTTATTTTTACCCACTAATGTCTCACCACTTTCCCATAGACTACTTTCAACTCTTACTCTTTTATTTAAAGGGTCAACCTCTAAGATATGTCCAGTCCCTTTTAGTGTTGTGACTTTTTCACCTAATAGGTATTTTCGTGTGTTGAGTAGATTCCCTTGATTATCAAAGTTTGGATATTGAACAACATCTTCTCTGTTTGCAAAGGTTAAGTATTGACCTTTGTAAAACGAATCAATATGATTTTCAAATTCTTCTGAACTTAGATACCAATCATAATAATTTTCCATATCATTTACTAAGAAAAGAACCCAGTGTAAATCACCGTCACCATATAATTTAGTTGCAACTACATCAGGTCTATCACCTTCAGATAATTCATAATATTCATAATCTACAACACTAGACATACTAAATGAGGATATCTTTGCTTTTCTAAAAAAGTCCTTTATAGTGACTAACTTACCATTAGATAATCTATATGGAATAGTAGGAAAATTTTCATATAACTTATTTGACATTAGTCACCTCCTCCCTCAAAATCTAAACTCCCATCTTCACTGACTGGTGTACCTTCTGTAAAATAATCTGCTTCTCTACCGTCTGTTATCGCACCACCCTGTTTTATAGTTTTCTTTGCATTCAAGTCAACACCAAATTCTTTATTGGTAAGTTGATATTGTTCTTGAGTCATAACTACATTTTCTTGGAAACTTAAAGTCATGTCTATAATTAAAGGAGTTCCATCATCAAATGTTTCTATTTTACTACCACCGTTATATGTGACATTACATGCAGTTAAAAAAGAAGGTAAAAATCCGTCTATCTTGTCACTTATAGGCCCGACATATTCAATCTCAAATAAATTCGGAGTGTTAAAATAGTTTTCTGAAAATTCTTCCGAAGCAGCACCTAACCCTCCTGATTCTTTTGAAATGTTAAATGTGTCTGGCAACATTGCAGTTTTAAGTGTGTATATTATTTCTCTTACAACATTTGACTCCTCTACACTATTTGGTCTAAACTGGAACTGCATATCAAAAGTTCTGAATGTCATACCATCAAACATTATTTCTAATTGAGGGTTAAATGCTCTTGCATTCGCAAAATCTCTAGTTTGAAATTGTAGTGCATTAGAAGCTCTAACAAATGCTTCGTTTATTTCAGCACCTAGACCAGCTGCCATATCTCTACTAATGAATTTTTCAGAATTTAATAGTGCCCTTGAAAAATTACCAAATTCTACATTTTTATAATTAACGTTTGGTGCATTATTTTGAACGTTAGGTGCATACATGTAGATATGAGTATCAGAACCACTTAATGCATTTTTACCAGTGTCACCATTTCTTGTTTGTCTCTTTTTTATTATAAAATGAATATAATTATCGACCTTATAGTCTCTTGGATAAACTAATTCCTTCCCAACAACATCTTCGGGTGGTTTTCTTTTTGATTCTTTTCTAGATAATGCAGTAATGTTTGAACTACCCTCTTTAAGTGCTTTAGCTCTTGTTGCAAGATTAGTTTGGTATTCTAATGAATCTTGTTCAAACTTACTAACGTCTGACTGATATCCTGTTCCAAAAATCTTACTTGAGATTCCTTTTACAGATTTGATTGCAGTTGTTGCTTGATTGATTTTTGATAATAATTTGTTTACAGATGACATGTATAAATACCTTTAAATTACTTATTTATTATCTATTTATGTCATACAGTGGTAAGTTCAAACCGAAGAACTATAAAAAATATAAAGGTGACCCAACTAAAATCTTTTACCGTTCATTATGGGAAAGAAGGTTTATGGTTTATTGTGATAATAATCCCAACATTATTGAATGGGGTTCTGAAGAACTTATCATACCTTACATATCTCCACTCGATAAAAAACCACATAGATACTTCCCTGACTTCTATATCAAGTATGTCAATGGTAAAGGACAAACGGTAAGAGAAGTAATTGAAGTCAAACCAAAGAAACAACTCAAACCCCCCAAAGAACCCAAAAGAAGAACTAAACGATATCTCGGTGAAGTGCAAACATACATGATAAACCAAGCAAAGTTCAGAGCCGCAGAAGAGTTCTGTAAAGATAGGAGATTAAAATTCAGAATATTGACTGAAGACCACCTAACATAATATAAATAGTATTATGGTTAATCTAGTCACACGTTTTTCTAAAATGTCTCCTGAAGAGATTGAAAGAAATACAAAGGAGTCATTTAATTGGTTTAGACGTGCAATAGGTTCCATGACGGTTTCTGATAGACAAAGAGGACTCATAGAAGACACTTACGCAAACAAACCAAAACCACTTATAGGTGGTATGTTTATGTTTCAGTATGTTGCAAAATGGAAAAATATTTTACCATACTACGATAGGTTTCCATTAGTAATTCCATTTCAATTTACAAGAGATGGATTCTATGGTTTGAATTTACACTATATTCACCCTATGAGAAGAGTTGAATTATTGTCTGAGTTGTTGAGATACGCAAGAGACTATGATGGACAAGATGATGTTGATACTAGAATACAAATGAGTTATCAACTGATTAAGAAATCGTCTAGATTAAAATGGGCTAGACCATGTATCAAAAGATACTTAACTACTGAAATACAAAGTAGTATAAAAGAAGTTCCATATGATGATTGGGATGTAATAAGTTTACTTCCAACATATAATTTTACAAATAAAACAAATGCAAATACCGTCTACAGAGATAGTAGACTAAAAGTAGAGAGTTATTAATATGTCCTTTAAAAAATACGATTTCTCACTTCCGAAACAAACTCAAGCCTTTCTTGATACATTAAATGTAGGAAAAGATATAAAAGTTCCAACTGTTGATAATTATCTAGAAAATTCTAAGGACACTGGAAGTGAACCTTGGAATGATGAGGAGTGGAGAAAGGAACTTGCAGATACTGTTGCTGAAGGACGTAGAGAAAATTTTTCTGTAGATAAACTGATTGCAAATCTCAGTGCTCCTGCAATGTCTAATCAGTTTGAGGTGGATTTCTTCCACCCCCTATCATTAGTTAAATTGGAAGGTGTAAGATGTAGAAATGCATCACTACCATCTAGAACAATTGACGTTGATGGATATTCTCCAATGGGTAAAACTAGAATGATGCCGACTGGTTCTGTAAATGACTTACACCAAATGGAGATATCATTCTACTGTGATACAGATTTTTTAGATAGACGAATATTACAATTTTGGATGGACGATATTACAAATACCGATACTACTCTTAAACAGTCAACAGATTCTGTAGAAACAAGTTCTAAACCATTATTTAAATATCCTGACCAATATGCAGGAACTGTACTCATAAGACATTTAAGAAGAGATGCAAAAAGAAGTGGTGGTAAGGCAAGTATTACAGTAGAAAATACATTACATAATGCATTCCCAGTTTCAATTAATCAACAATCTCTGTCTATGGATAGTTCTGACATGTTATTGTTTACAGTCACAATTGCATATCAACATTTTACAACAAAGTATAGTCAAGGAAATGCAGTAGGAAGTTTATCACAATTACATAACGTATACAATGGTAAAAATAAAGTATCTCCTGCAGGACTAAATAGTGGGAGAAGATTTTTTGATGGTATTCAAGATGCACTTGGACTCGCAGCTAGATTTGGTGACGATGGTGCAGAAAAATATCTTAAGAAATTCAATAAATATGATACACAAGTAAGTAGACTAAAAAACTCTTTGAGAGATTTTAGTAGTTTATTTGGTGGTTAATAAAATATGGAGTAAATTATGGGATTACCAATCCAAACTGCACCAACATATGTGTGCAATTTAAGTGATGGGAGAGAGGTAAAATATAGACCTTTCTTAGTTAAAGAACAAAAGTATCTTTTAATTGCAAAAGAAAGTGAGAGTTCAGTAGATATTGCAAATGCACTTATCCAACTGATAGATAGCACAACTTTCGGTAAAGTTGATGCAAAAAAACTTCCTTTATTTGATATAGAATATTTGTTTTTACAAATAAGAACTAAATCAGTTGGAGAAACTACAAAGGTTAGATACTTATGTGAAGTGACTGATTGTGAAGGTAGTGGAGAAGCAACTATAGATTTAAATAGTGTTGAACTCACAAAAAATGATAGTGACAATAAGTTAATGTTAACTGATACATTAGGTGTAATATTAGATTACCCAAGTATAAGTGAATTATCTAAAATCGAAGAGATTGAAGATGCACAAGACCGTTTAATTGCAACTATAATGTATGGATTAAATACAATTTTCGATGAAAACGAAGTGTATGAATCTAAAGATATCAAAGATTCTGATTTAAAAGAGTTTGTTGAAAGTCTAACACTAGAACAATTAGATAAAATAGAAAGATATTACATTAACACACCGTCATTAGAAAAAACGATAGAGTATTCATGCGAAGTGTGTGGAACTCAACAAGAAAGAATTTTAAGGGGTCTAAACTCTTTTTTTTAGTAGCTCTTTCTCATGAAAGTTTAGTTGGTTATTATCAATCTAACTTTCAGTTAATGCAGGAACACAAGTACTCATTAACAGAATTGGAAGATATGATGCCATGGGAGAGAGAGATATATGTTCAACTCTTAGTACAACACTTAGAGGAAGAAAGAGAAAGGATTAGACAACAGAATAGTTAACTTTCGTTATGTTTACGTGATTCATAATATAGAGGACACAAATTATGAGTGATGAAAAGAAAGTAAGTACTGGTAATGTCGAGATAGACGTTGCAAAGTATACAGAAATGGTCTTGAAGTTAGACGAAGCTCAAGACAAAATTAAAGAGATGGAGAAGTTATCTAAGGAATTGCAGATTGCAACTGCAGCTGCAAAACCTAAAGAGAAGTTTTCTATAGGTTCGTTGTTTAGAGATGAAAATGATATCAATGAGAAATCAATTATCGGTTTTATTTCATTCTTTTTAATGGTAGTGTTCGGAGTGTGTGATTTAATCACTGCATTTTGGGGACAAGACCTACTAATATCTGATACAATTTACACTTCATTTGTCGTAGTGACACTTGGTGCATTCGGTATATCAGAAGCTGGTAAAGCATTCGGTAAACAATAAGGTAAAATATGGCAGACGATAGCATATATCTTCAACAAAGACAAAAAGAACAAGAGATTCTTAAGACAACTGAACAATTCAGTAAGAAATTTAAGAATGTCATAGGTAATTTACAAGAAGTAAACACCCCTCTTGCAAAAACTATTGCAGATTTGAGGGAAACTACCAAAGGTTCTTTTAAAGCAGCTGCGAATGCCAAAGAATTACAACAATTTACCACAAAAATTGCAAAAGCAACTTCCGATAGTGCAGATACAACCACTAAATCATATCAAAAACTATCAGAAGGGTTAGATAGACTCAGTGGAACTAGTGGTTTTCTCGACCAACTCAAGCTTGCACAAGATAATTACAGTCTTAATCAATCAAAAGTGATGCAACTTGAACAAGATATCGCAGATACAGAGTTTAAAAACCGTAAATCAATTCAAGACTTCAGAGATAAGATTGCAAAATTAGAATTAGACCGTATTCGTGCAGAAGGTTTAGGTCAAGAAGAGAATCTTAAAAAGATTACTACAGAAAAAGAGAAACAAGAGAAAGCACTTACCAAATTTGAAACTCAAATCTTTGATACAAAGAGAGAAGAACTTGAAATTCAAAAAAATCTTTTAGATACTTCTAAATCTAACCTAGAAAAACTCAACGAAACAGTAGACAAACAAGCAAAAGAGATAGCAGACCAAGATACTAAGTTCACTATGTTCGGTCAAGGACTAAAAGAACTTACTGGTTTTGATTTGTTAGGAACACTTGACACTGTAGTTGATAAAGTAGATGCAGTTGGTAAGATATTTGGTAATAAAGATTTATCGGGAACGATTGCAAGTGCATTTTCTTTTGGTGGAAATGACGATGTCATACCTTCAATCGCAGGTGAATCTCAAGAAATAGACCCTGCAATTAAAATTGCAAAGAAAGAACTAAAAGAAACTGAAGAGATGGGTGATGATGTCGGTGATATAAAAAGATTATTACAGGCGGGTTTTGCAAAAGATAGAGTAGTTCCTAATAATGAAGGAGGTGGGTTTGGTTTTAACTTTATTGGAGGAGACATATTAAAGAAAATAGGTGGACTCACAATTGGTGGTTATACCTTAAAACAAATTTTTAGTAAAGATAGTGCTAAAAAAGGTGGTAAAGGACTTTTAGGTGCTGTTATTGCAACTGCAGTTATTTCTGCATTGAACGATAGTTTTAAAGACCTTGGTGATATGGGTAATAGAGGAACAGACGACCCAGCAGTCGACCCTGATTCAACTGGTGCAAATACAACAACAAATGTAGGTTCATATTTAGGTGCTCAAGAAAAGACCACTTCTAAATTTAATAAAATTGATGCTTTAGCGAAAGTTGAAGAATTAAGATTTAAGGATGATGGAACACTTGATAGAAGAACTGGAGGATATAAGGACTTAGTAAAAGGACTAAAAACTGCAGAAAATCCACCAAAATATATGAGGAATAAACAAGTACCAAATAAAAGATTATTACAAGAACTCTATAAAATCACTGGAACAAAAAATTTAGATGATTTACTAGATAGTCCAAAACTTAATGCTACTAATATAGAAAAAGCATTTGCAAGAGCTCCAAGAAGTGCATTAGCACTTTCATTAAAACTAGATAAAGCTTTAAAAGCAGCTCCTGCAATAACTGGTGTTGTAGATGGAGTCTTAGACTTAAATGCCCAAAAAGACCAACAATCTTTTATCAGTAGTGTATTCGATATTGATACTATGGATGGTGAAACAACATTTGATGAAGAGACAACTAAATTAATAAACGATGTTTTTACAAAAAATCAACAAGGTTCAGTTGGAAGAGGTATTGGTTCTACAGTAGGTGCATCTACAGGTATCTATTTAACTGGTAAAGGTATCGAAAAATCAGCAAGCTTCATTCCAGCTGGAACTATACCATCTGCAATAGCTAAGGGTGCTACACTGATAGCTGGTATAGGAATATCATCTATAGGTGCAGCTCTTGGTGGTAATGTTGGAGATGAACTTGCAACATTTGATAAAAATGCACAAAAACTTCAAACCGAATTAGCAAATATTGCTTATCATTACCAACAAAATCCTCTTTCTGACATATATCAAAATGATAAATTAATGCAGAAAGCAGTCGATGCTGCAGTAATGAGATATAGAAATAATGTTCCAGTTGATAATGGTCAAGGTAGTGATATTGGTGGAAAGTTGCAAGAAAATAAGAATAATGAATTAGAACAGAAACATTCAAATGATAAGTACTTAAGAAATAAAAATGGTATTATAGATAAAGAAGTTTCTTCATTGAATAACTTTAAAAGTAATATTACAACCAATCATAATCATTACGGTAGGTCATCATTTCAAAATCCCGATGCATCTGCAAGGATTTTAGACGTTAAATATTCTTAAGTTTCTTACGATTGTATTTTGTTTTGTCCGAGTGGACTTGAGTTGCACCTTGACTAGGTGTCTTTTTTCTTACCTTTAATTCGGGTTCTTTCTTACCAAAGATTTTTTCCCAGTTATCTGCATAGAGTTTTTCATCAGAGTTCCTTCTCTTAGAACCCTTACCACCGTGCCAATTACTCATCTTACTTTTCTATAAGATGCAGACTGAGACCTTTTTAAATTGAGTTTCTTTCTACGTTTCAAATCTTGATTTTTTTGATTACGTGTATCGTTAGGTTTCTCATGATACTTTCTATCCCTGCACTCTTGCACGATACCTGCACGGTCACATTCCTTTTTAAAACGTCTTAACATTCTATCGAATGGTTCTTCGTTTCTAGTTTTTCTATCAATTCTTGGTTTTACTTCTGGCATAATATTCTCTTAATAATAAGTGTTAAGTCGCCCCGTCACTTTACAGCATTCCCGCTCTTAACCGATACTTCCGCTTTGACCCCAAGTACCTTTCCCTTACTGATTGACCCCATTCCTACGTCACCAGTTTGATATTGACTACACGGACACATAATGTAATATCAATATCCCCTCAAAAGAAACTAGTCTTGTGCTAGTTTCTTAAAGTAATCCATCGCATCCTCATCCTCAGATGGTGAGGTTGATTCTGCTGATGAGATTACAGGTTCGTCTGCAACAGACTCAGTGTTGACATTAGACCATGGCACTTCTTCCAAGTCTTCTGCAACAGATTCTGCTGTAGATGTACTTACTGAACCAGTTAATCCAAGTACTCTATCGAGTTTCTCTTTGAGTTCCTCGTAAGTTTTGAATTCACTTGGTGCAATAATGTCTGTTAAAGAATAAGCAGAACTAAATGTTTCGTTCAACTTATCTTCGTCTTCAAACAACGGTGCGACACTATCGAACTCTGACTTGTCATAGTTCCAGTATCCATCAACCTTTCTGATTTTGATTTTGAAGTTTGCACCTTCTCTCAAATCGAAAGGATTGATTGCAGCTTCATCTTCAAATGCAGGTGAGATTGCTTCTTTGAGTTGTTCAAAGATTTTCTTACCATATTTATAAAGGAAGACCTTTCCTTCATTATCAGGATTTTTAGGGTCTGAAACAACGTAGACGTTAGAAACATAGTGGAGTCTTCTCTTCTGTTTTCTAGCAATCTCTTTGTTTGCTTCTATACCAGTATTCCATAACTGAGTATTATATTCAGACACTGGGTCTTTCTTGTTAAGAGTAGTCAAAGACTTCTCTATATACCATCCACCTGGCCCTTGGAACCCGTGGTCAAAATAACTGACCCAAGGCATTTCTTCGTTTTGTGGGGTTGGTAGAAAACGAACAACTGCAAATCCATTCCCAGTTTTATCTAGTTCAGGTTTCCAGTATCTATCGTCACTGTAGGACTTTTTTGCACCTTCTGTAGGTGATGCAGATTCCATAGCTGCACGTAATTTATCTAATGATGACATTGTATTCTCCTATTGTATTACATTGTATCGCATTATATCAAGACTCCGAAGAGTCCACCACTCACTATTTTCATAATAAGAACATTCATTATACTCTATTTTTACTCTCTATGTCTAGAGGGTTTTTTAAAATAAATGAATATTTTGTAATAGTATTTATGTCTACTGACATAACTCTATTGTTTTATTTTTATACTTTTTAAAATCAAAATCTATAAATGATTTATACTTTTGAATCTTAATATGTATATCGGGATACACTATCTTTTCAGATATAAGTCTCTCCCAATCGGAACTGAATCCGATAATGGAATCCATGATACATAGTGTTTCAAGTGAAACATTTTTTGCCATGTATTCCTTCAAGAGTATTGGATGTTGTCCATTTTTTACTTCCAATACTTTTTGAATATTTCTTTTAAGTAGGATATCAGAGACTTCTGTTTCATACAGATATGACAATTTTTGTTGTCTCTTCTTCCAGTCTTTATAAACTCGTTCACATTCATTGTCTAACAAGTCTCCTGCCCAACTATCTTTAAGACTTAGATTTGCAATGTAGAAATCTTGTAAGTCTTGTTTGTATATTTTAAATAATTTACCGAAATGAAATTTATCTTTTCTTTTTAAGAAAGAGTTGATGTCACTCTTCACCTTACCATTGTATTTTATAAAGTCGTAATCCTTTGTATAGAAGTGCAACTTTATTCCAAGATAAAGAGTGTATGCATCATATCCTTCTCTACTCGTCATTAAGTTGTGACGATAGTAGGTGTTTTGGATGGAGTGACAATTGAACCAGTTGCTTCTTGGTAGTGACCTGCAATTTTTTCATTTGTTGGTACCACAAAAATATAATTACTGAATGTGACTGAAGTAGGATTCTCTTCTCCAGTGACTGCAATACCTCTTGCAAATCCCATACCACCATCGTCTGCTCTTAGAATCATTCTAGGGTCTTCTAGTGTAAGACCACCCTCTGATGATTTGAACTTACCAACGTATTCACCACTTTGTGCAATGACCGTGACTATATCATTTACTTCCATAATTAATCCTCATAAAATCGTGTGATTGTCCCTTGACTAGTCCTACCACGATTGATTAGGTTTAGTCCTTGTGCTTCTGCTTCTAACTTTTCCTTTAGAGGTGGTGTTAAAAGTCTCTTTGCACTTTCGGGTTCTAAATTGTTATTCTCACATACTTTAATAATTGCAGACATTACATCTACACCTTTACCACGTGATAGAATTTTTTCAACTTGTTCAGTAAATTCTTTTCTACTTATCATTATATTAAATTTATTGGAGCGTGTTCTACTTCCTCACCATCATCAAAGTTTTCAATCCAATCCATCATGACTCTATAGTATGCATAGTATGTTGGACTATGTCCATTCATATCCATACCTTGTCCATCTTCTGAATAAGGTGTTTCTAAG